AGTGCGAGCACTATGCGGCGCAGATCGCCGAGGCGGGCGCAGCGTGGGAGACGGTGCTGGAGGGCGTGAGCTTTGAAGACCTCTCCCAGCTGCGACGCCTGCTGCGGGAGGTGGACGAATACACCAAGGACGGCGGTGAGCTGTTCAACGGCTTCCAGCACGAGACAGAGCGCATCCCGGCGCATCGGCTGGAGGAGCTCCACCAGCTCGGGACGGTGCTTCTCGGCGAGTGCCCGGAGAACGACTGCACGATCTACCGCAACGTGTTCCGCATGGCGGTCGACGTCGACGGGCAGATGGGCAAGCTGACGGGCCACGCGAGGGAGACGATGCAGCGGGAGTATGATCGGCTGCTCCGGGAGTTGAACCGCCCCTACACCATGAACCACGCGGTGAAGAAATACCGGGAGGCGCAGCATGACAGGACTTGAACTGCTCAAGGCCCCGGAGGCCACGGCGGGCGAGATCGCGGACATCATCTCCGCACCGTGCCCGCCCACCATCCCCGCCCACTGCGACGGCGTGAGCTGCCGGGAATGTTGGCTGACGTGGCTGACGGGCGAGCCGCCCGAAGAGAAAGGGCCGTCCGATGAACAGACGGCCCCGTGCGGAGGGTGCCCCTTACAGGGCAAAAAGCGCGAGCTTATTCAGCTCGGCAGACTTCTCAAAGAGGTCGGGGAATACGTCAACTCCTCTCCTTCTCGTACTTCGCAATCGCGGTAGCTGCAACTACCGCGATCAGCGAGAGAAGGCTCGAGGCGATCTCGGCATCCTCGGAAAACCGCTCCGGGAACCGAGCCTTCACTTCATCGACAACCTCTTTAGAGAATTTCTGCACATCAATCACAGACAACACCCCCTCCCTGGGCAGTGGCCCAGCTCAATTATACACGAGCAGGAGGGCAAAGGAAAGGAGCAGCAGAATGTTCAGCACAGAAGACCTCAAGACCGCGATCGGCGCAACCGTCATCGCACGGCGGAACGCGGCGGCGCGGCTGCGGGAGGCGGGCAACCCCCGCAACCCGTTCCGGGCGCTGCCGGGGATGGAGCAGCAATTCTTTGAAGCGGCGCAGAGCGTGCGCAGCTACGACCTCGTTCTCAACCTACTTGAGAGAGAAGTGAAGCGGGAGGCGCGAAAGCGTGCGGGGCGCACGGCGCAAAGCGCGGCGGTGTTCCTTATCACGGCGGGACTCATCATCCTCGCGACGCTGGGCTTCGCGGCGGCGCTGCTGCTGATGCGCTGCCCCGTCCCCGCCGTGAGCGTCACCGCGTTTATAGGTGTGGCAGTCTCGCTGGGCTGGGCGGTCATTCGGAAGTAAGTCTAAGAACGATGGGAAAGGAGGGCAAGCGATGAGAGGCCCGAAGAAACGGCTGACGCCGTTCGGGAAGATGGTGGTGAAGGCGCTGGCTGACCGGGATATGAGTCGGGCGGAGCTGGCGGCCACGGTGGGCACGAGCCCGCAGTACATGAGCTACATCCTGAACGGGACGCGCTCGGGCGAAAAGTACCTCCCGGCGATCATCGCCGCCCTCGCGCTCGACCCGAAGAAGGCGGAGCGGGCGATCGCGGCATGACGCACGGAAGGGAGGGAACGGAGTGCCGGACGTATTCATCACGCTGGAGGAGGCAGCGGCTTTTGAAGGTATCACTTACGAGGCCATGAAGAAGCGCGTTCAAAGAAGCCCCGAACAGCATAACGTAAAGTCACAGGCCCGGGAGGGCGGCGGCAAGGATCAGGTGTTGATCTCGACAAGCTCCCTCTCGGCAAAGGCGCGGAAGGCATGGCGAGCCGCGCAGAAGGTGGAAGGGAGTGAGGTCATCATAGACAAGAGAGCGCAGGAGGCCGTGCCGTGGTACGTCACCGCCGACCTGAACCAGTACACGGAGGCGAACAAGAAGCGCTTCTATGAGGCGGTAGAGCTGGCGGCACGGGTGCAGGACTTCATCGACTATGACGGCCCTGACCGCACGGGCTATGCTGAGAGGTACGCGCTGGGGCTGGGGATCAGCCCACAGAGCCTGTACCGCTACATGAAGAACGTGCTGGAGGCGAACGCATGGGCGCTGAAGCTGGAGAAGGAGGACGGCAAGAGCCGGGACTACTTCCGGGCGCTGGCGCTGTGCCGGAAGCCAAAGGAGACGGGTACATTCCCGAGCTTGACGGACGAGCAGAAGGCGATCATTGAGAACATCTGGTTCGACAAGCGGTTCGCGGCGAACCTCGGCACGATCGAGATGCTCTATGAACGGTTTGAGCTGGAGGCGGAGCGGCGGGAGTGGGAGGAGTATCCCTCCATCAAGACGGTGGCCCGGTATATCAAGTTCCTCATGGGACAGCGAGGTGCGGAGTCTGCCCGGTTCCTCGCCGCCAATGGGACGCGGGAGTGGAAGAACAAGCGGATGATGAAGGGCAAGCGCGACGCGACGAGCCTTCAAGTCATGGAGTATGTCGTCGGCGACGAGCACACCTTCGACTTTTGGGTGCAGTGGACGGCCCCGAACGGCAAGATCAAGGCCGTGCGCCCGAAGCTGGTTGCGTGGCTGGATATGCGCTCCCGCGCTATCATCGGCGATGTAGCGTGCGTCAACGCCAATTCGCAGACGCTGAAGGAGTCGCTGGTCAAAATGATCTACAGCAATCCGGGCGGCGTTCCCCACATCCTGCACGTCGACAACGGCAAGGATTATACTGCCGAGGTCATGACCGGGCAGAACCGCAAGAACCGCAAGCAACGCAAAATCGACCTTGACTTCGCATTTGACTCAGAAACGGTCGGCTTCTATCAGAGCATCGGCATCCAAGAGGTCGGACGCTCGCTGCCGTATCAGCCTTGGGACAAACCGATCGAACGCTTCTTCTCCACGGTCTGCTCGAAATTCTCCAAGTGGTTTGAGAGCTACACGGGCACGCTGACAGGCTCGAAGACCTACGCCAAGCGGCAGAAGGACATCGACCAGATGCTGGAGCGCGGGGAGCTGCTGACGATGGAGGAGTTCTTCGAAGTCTGGACGGAGTGGAAGGACACCAAGTATCACACCCGCAAGCATCGCGGCCTGAGCGACGCGGGCGAGAAATGGGTTACGCCGATCGAGATGTTCGAAAACGGCCCGCGCTATGAAAAGGCAGCCCCACCCCGAGAGTACGCGGCGATGCTGCTGATGAAGGCGGCGACCGCCCGCGTCACAAACCAAGGCATCAACAAGTTCGGCACACTCTACACGGACACGGAGCTCGCCTACTACGTCAATCAGAAAGTCAACATCAAGTGGGACATCGACGATGTCACCAAGCTCTATGTGTACGACATGGACGGCAAGAAGATCTGTGAGGCGGTGTCTGCCGAGCTGCTCGCCTTCGGCCCGCATTGTTCTCAGGCGGCACTGGAGAAGCATCTGCGAGATCAGAAACGAAACGAGCGAGAGGTCAGGGAGTATCTGGAGGAGCGAGTCCGCCCTTACGAGCTGCGGCTCGAGGACGGTGCAAGGCCCTCGGATGCAGTGGGCATGATCGACCTGACCATCAAGGCCACGCCGAGCCAGAAGCTGGTCTCCCTGCCCAAGGACAGAATGTTCCGATCGGAACAGGCAAGCAAGACGAGCCGGAAGAAGGTCACGGACGACACCTTCCTCAACGCCAAAGGCGACAAGGCGCTCTCCCTTTTGAGAGCGATGAACGAATAATAACGGAGGTACATCATGGAAGTTACAGCAGCGGAGCGCACCGCAATCTACACCAACATCAGCCCCCTCGCGCAGCGCGTGAACAATTACATCCAGACGCAGCACTCGAGCATTGCGGCGGTCGCCAAGGACATCGGCTACAGCCGCACCACCGTCTCCCGGTATCTCACGGGCAAGTATGACAGCAACCCGAACGACCTTGAGAGCAAGCTGACGGACTTCCTCACCCGGCAAACGGGCGAGGCGGTCGACCTGACGACGCCGTTGGCGAAGTCAGAGGGCAAGACGTGGCAGACGCCCGTATTCTTTGAGAGCCGGGACGCGAAGGCCGTGCTCGGTGTATGCCAGAGCTGTCAGGAGTACATTGGCCTCGGCATCGTAGTCGCCCGCAGTGGCTACGGCAAGACCTACGCCCTGCGGCAGTACGCGAAGCTCTCCCGCGTGGCCTACATCGAGTGCGACGACACCATGAGCAGCCGCGACCTTGTGGAGGCGATTGAACGGAGCATCGGGCTCCCAAACGGCTACGGCACGATCTGGCGCAGGGTGAACGGCATCCGGGAGTTCTTCAACACGAACAAGGGATACCTGCTGATCATCGACGAGGCGGACAAGCTGGTGAGCAAGTACACACAGAAGAAAATGGAGATCCTGCGGGCGGTGTTCGATCAGAGCGACGTGGGTCTTGTGATCGCGGGCGAGCCGAAACTGGAGGCACAGATCAAGACCTACCTCGTGCGTATGGCGAACCGGGTGGACTTCTACGCCTCGCTGCGGGGCCTCTCCCCCTCGGAGGTGGAGGGCTATCTCACGGACTTCCAGATCGAGCCGGAGGCGCTGGTGGAGTTGAAAGCGCGGGCGTGCAATATGCAGACCGGGTGCTTCCGACTGCTCGACCGCACGCTCTCTAACGTCCGACGCATCCTCAAGGAGACGGGCGAGGAGACGGTGACGGTGAAGACCATAGCACAGGCGTCGTCCATGATGATGCTTTGAGGAGGGACAGCAAATATGAGAATAGAACGCATCAGCGGAGCAATCCTCATCCTGCTCTCCGGCGTGCTGCTCCTGATGGCGGCCTACGGCGGGACGCCGGAGGATCGGGACGCGACGGCGATCCTCCTGACGCTGCCGATGGGTCTTGTGACCCTGTTCGCCGAGATCCCGGAGCGCGGCAAGCGCACCAAGCGAGACTACCGGGCGTAAAGCCCGCAACATTAACAAATTGAAAGGAGCCGCAAACATGGCAAGGAAACGAGTAGTCGAGGCCCCGAGCCTCCATTCATGGGAGGACGTGAACGACGCCCTCCGTCAGATCGCCGAGGCGCAGATCGCGCTGGGCGAGATCCAGAGCGATATGCAGAAGCAAATCTTAGGGGCGCAGAAGGTCGCCGAGGAGCAGAGCAAGCCGCTCAACGACAATGTGGCCAAGCTGGAGCGCGAGATCAAGAGCTTCGTCACCGACCACAGGGACGAGATGGGCAAGACGAAGTCGGTGGTGCTGACGTTCGGCGAGGTAGGCTTCCGGCTCTCCACATCCGTCTCGCTGCCCCGGGCGAAGGAGAAGCTGGAGGAGATCATCCGCCGTCTCAAGTCCCGCCAGATGACGGACTGCATCGTGGTGGAAGAGAAGGTCAGCAAGGAGGCTCTGAAGAAGTACGGTGAGGACACGGTGAACGCCGTGGGCGCAACGTGGAAACAGAGCGACGTGTTCGGCTATGAGGTGAACATCGCCAAGCTGGAGCAGATCAAGGCGGGCAACTGAGGAAGGGGGCTCACGGAATGACAGCAGCAAGGACTGGGCGCAAACAGCCCTCCATCCGCACGCTGTGGGCGATCGCGAAGTCGCCGGAGCTGCACCTCACGGACGAAGACCTGCACGCGGTTGTCTACCGCGAGACAGGCAAGGAGTCCATGAAGATGCTGACGCAGGGCGAGGTCAACACTGTTGCCCGCGTGCTGCAGAACATGAAGGACAGTGTGAGTCGGAGTGTGCGGGACAAGCGCACGGACACGGGCGGCGACATCCGCACCACCGCGCAGCGCCGGAAGATCTACGCGCTGTGCGAGGCGCTGGGCTGGAATGACGACCCGCGCCGCATTCAAGGCTTTGTCAAGCGCGTGGCCCATGTCGACCGCATCGAATGGCTGAACATGGCGCAATGCGAGAAGGTCATCGAAGGGCTCAAGGCAATCCTCGCACGGCAGCGCCGGAAGGAGGCGGAGCTGTGATAGAGGAACGAGCGATCCTCGCGGCGCTGGAACGCATAGCGCGGATGCAGGACAGCATCCGCAGCGGCATGGACATCTGCAGGGACACGGGGCTTGTGTTCCTGCGGGTCTACTATGAACAACTCCCTCCCAATGTTGCCCGCCGCCTGACAGAGCTACACGCAGAGGACATGGCGGAGATCCCTCGCGCAACCTCCACGGAGGGTACGGCGCAGGATCGGCAGCGCCTTGGCGAGAAGCTGGCGAGCGACGCAGCCACCGCACAGGTCATGCGGGCGGTGAATGTCTACCGCGCAAGGCTCGGCTACGGCCCGCAGGAGGGCGGAGACGGCACGGAAGCAGCGGGAGGTGATATGTAATGCCAAAGGGGAAGAAACGCCTCACGCAGCGGGAGAAGGCCGAGCGTGCGGCGATCAAGAAGCAGCTCCAAGCGGACGGCGTTCTCCCACCTGATAAGCCCCGGCTCAACCGCAAGAAGTTCGCCCGGGAGGTGTGGGATGAGTTCAGCGAGATGGATGTCTACACCGCAGATTTCTACCTCCGCAAGGCGATCATGGCAACGGTGGGGCCGGAGCTGCACGAAGTGACATCGGAGCAGGTTGGCATCCTGAAGCTGATGAAGCTGGCGGTGGAGACCGATCGGTTCATGCAGCAACTCAAAAAAGAGGGGCGCGAGCAATACAGCATCGGGGAGTATGTCGAGAAGGTCTACAACCCGGTCATGAATTTATAGGAGGATTCACATCATGGCAAAATTGACACCAGACGCGACGAGGACGGAGCATGGACTCGTCATCAACGAGAAGATCATCCCGTGGGGCGCGGTCTGGCCCAAGGACTCCGGCGCGTACAAGAAGGGCACACAGTACAAGGCCGACCGTCTGCTCTCGGGCGGCACGGGCAAGGTCAAGGGCGTGACCATCCACAACACCAACGACCTGAAGAATGTGGAGGAGGACGCCGAGCAGTACACCCGCGCGACGTGGCCAAACGCCAACATGAACGACGCCCGCGTCCACTACTACGTCGACGACATCAACGCATGGCAGAACCTGAGAGAGGACGAGGTGGGCTGGCACGCGGGCGATGGCCGGAAGACCACGGGCGGCAACGACGCTCTCCATTGAGATCATCATGGACGGCTCGGGCAGCAAGGAAGACCGCAAGGCAGAGGAGAACGGTGTGCTGCTGGCGGCACTGCTGCTGAAGAAGCACGGCTTGAGCGTGAACGAGCTGTACACGCACAACCACTGGATGGGCCACCCGGACTCCATCGTGCAGGGAGCGAGGAAGAACTGCCCGCTGTACATCCTGCCTCATTGGGCGCAGTTCAAGCAGAAGGTCGCCGCAAAGCTCACGGAGTTGAACGGCGGCGCGACCACCACGGAGGCGGGCAAGACGGAGATCATGGGCAAGGCCAAGGCGAGCGCGCAGCAGATGGCGCTGTTCGCCCGATCCAAGAACGCGGAGCCGCAGCTCCCGGCGTGCTCGCTGGAGCAGCTGGCGCAGTTCTTCCTCGAAGAGGGCGAGGCCGAGGGCGTGCGCGGCGACGTCGCCTTTGCGCAGAGCCTCCACGAGACGGGCTTTTTCAAGTACGGCGGCATCGTGCTCCCCACGCAGAACAACTACGCAGGCATCGGGGCGCTGAACGGCAACGCCAAAGGACAGGCGGCGACCTTCCCCGACCCGCGCACGGGTGTCCGGGCGCAGATCCAGCACCTGAAGGCATACGCCTCCAAGGAGGCGCTCGTGAACGGGTGCGTCGACCCGCGCTTCTCCCTCGTGACACGGGGCTCGGCGCAGTATGTGGAATGGCTGGGCGCAAGCGACAACCCCAACGGCAAGGGCTGGGCCGTACCGGGCAAGGGCTACGGCGGCAAGATCGTCGCTCTGCTGGGGCAGATCATGGCGTTCGAGGTGCCCCAGCCGTCCGCACCGAGCGAGCCGGAGGAGCAGGAGCCGGAGTTCCCGGCGTATCAGTTAGAGGGGCTTGAAACGCTCACGGAGGCTGGCGTCATCAACTCCCCCGAGTTCTGGCGGCAGAAGTTCAGCGAGCAGGTGACGGTCGGCGAGATGTTCGGTATCTTGGGGAAGCTCTTCACAAAAGTGACCGAGTAAGGACGCGGAGGGCGGGACATGGAAGACCTCGTAAAGGAACTGACGATCGACATGATTCCTGACGGCGACAACCGCATCATCGCAGAGACGATCGGCGTCGAGAACTACTACAAGCTGTGCTCGGTCGTCGGCGGCTCGACCATCTACCTCCAGAAGCCGGAGAGTGTCCTTCGCCCCGTCCGCGACGCTCACATTAAAGCGGAGTTCAACGGCTACAACCACCCGGAGCTCGCCCGCAAGTACGGCGTAACGGAGCGATGGGTGCGGCAGCTCTGCGGCGAGGGGAAGCTGGAGGGACAGATGAGCCTTCTCGACTACGGCGACGAGCCAAAAACCGCTGACTTCTAAAGACAACATTTCTAAGAAGTAGTACACATATAAGGTTCCCGAAAGGGACGGTAAAATAAGACTATGAGCTATGCTCATAGTCTTATTTTTATACTCAAAGGAGGACACCAAACATGAACATGGACATCATCCAGAGTGCGGCGTTTGAGATGCTGCTCAACGTCGCGCTCGCTGTACTGGCCCTCGCCGGAGCCTACGCAGTTTACTACATCCGGCTCGGCGCATCCAAGCTGAAAGCGCAGACCGCGCAGATCGAGGACGCATCCACTCGCAAGGTGCTGGACGACGCCTTGAAAGATGTTGAGAACCTCGCCACGCTGTCGGTGAGCGCGATGGAGCAGACCACGGCAAAGGCACTGCGCGAGGCAGTCAAGGGCGGCAAGGCAAGCCGCGAGGAGCTGGTCGCGCTGGGCAAACAGGTTTTTGATGAGGTCAAGGCGTCGATCGCGCCGGAGGCGCAGCGGGTTATCACGAAGAACCTCGGCAGCTTCGACGAGTATCTGACGAAGTACATCGAGGCCACTGTGCTGGAGATCAAGCAGAACGAGCCGTACATCACCCTTCCGGAGAGTGCGCTCATCGAAGGCGAAGCGGAACGGTAAGGGAGGCGGAACATGGACGTCTCTCAGATCACCGCCCTCATCGGCGCGGCGGCGTCGCTGCTGTGTACCGTCGTCGTCGGTGCGCTCACCTTCTTTATGAAGAAGACGCTCACAAGTCTTGAAGAGGCGGACAAGCGGAACGCCGAGGACATCAAGGCACTGGACAAGAACCTCAACGACCTGAAGGCAGACCTCCCACTGATCTATGTGACGCGGGAGGACTACATTCGGGTCATGAACAGGGTCGAGGACAAGCTCGACCAAATCCTCTACGGAGGCAAAGCCAAAGGAAAGGAGGAGTGACCTCATGGCAATCCTTGACGAGCTGACCGAGCAGGAGGTCAGCAAGAACAAAGCAATCCGGGGCTACATCGTCCGAGCCCTCGCAAAAGGCAGTCAGAACGCCTTGCTCGTCCGTCAGATCACAAACGCCCTCGTCGCTGACGGCCTGATCTACTCGCCGGACATTTCAAAGCCGATCGAGTATCTGCAGGAGGCGGGTTATGTGACCTTCACCGACCGATCGGTGAACGCCTACAACGCCTACCGCAAGGACTCCATCATCAAGCTCACCCGCAAGGGCGTCGATCTCGTCGAGGGCACGATCAACGACCCGGGCATCGATGTCTAAGGCGGAGCGACGGAGGACGCGGGTCAGCTCGACGATCGACAAGCTCCCGGACGATATTAAGGGGCAACTCGACGTCCGGCTTGCGGACACCTCCAACACCTATGAAGAACTGGCGGCATGGCTCAAGGCTGAAGGCTACGAGATCAGTAAGTCAGCGATCGGGCGCTATGCGATCCGCACCACACAGGCGGCGCAGCGCGTAGCGCAGACCATCCAGCGCACTCAGGCGATCGCTCAAGCGGTGGAGGCCCACCCTGACCTCGACTACACGAAGGCGGCGTCGATGGTGCTCATGGACGGGCTCATGCAGCGAGTCAGCACCGCTGAGGACGACTTTCAGGAAATGCCGCTGGATAAGGCGGGGAGACTCATCGCAAGCCTCGCCCGGAACGCCACCTACGAAAAGCGCGTCCGGCAGGACATGAAGAAAAAAGCTGAGCTTGCCTTCGAGCAGATGGAGACGGAGCTCATGGCGGCAATCAAGCAGCACCCTGAGCTTGCTGGCGAGCTTCACGACGTGCTGGAGCGTGCAAGAGAGAAGGTGCTGGCAGATGGCGAAGATTGACCTGAACGACTACCTCGAAAAGCTCACAGAGCCGGAAGACCGGGAAACGGTCGCAAACCGTGCGTATCAGCGGGAGCTGTTCGAGCAGTACGTCACAAAGGACGGCAACTTTCCCGAGCAGCGGGCGCAGCTCCTTGAGGACTTCAGGGCCGGAAAGGAACTGACCGGGCCGAAGGGACTGCGCCGGAAGCTCGGAGCCTTCGATCTTGAATACTTCGGGCGGGCCTATCTCGCGCACTACTTCGTCCGCCCGTCGCCCAAGTTCCACGGCGAGCTGGACAGGATATGGCGGGAGGGCGTGCTGAAGGGGATGAACCCGGAGGTGGACGCCAAGCGGATCAGCCGCGCGGATGGGTGCCGCCGTGCGATCGAAGCGCCTCGTGGCCACGCCAAGAGCACGACCTTCACTTTCAAGGACGACCTGCACGCCGCCGTCTACGGCTACAAGCACTACATCATCATCCTCTCTGACAGCTCGGAACAGGCCGAGGGCTTCCTCGTCGACATCAAGACGGAGCTGGAGGAGAACGCTGCCCTGAAGGAAGACTTCGGCGAGCTGGAAGGCAAGGTCTGGAAGTCCTCTGTCATCCTGCTGGCCAACGGCGTCAAGATTGAGGCAATCGGCTCGGGCAAGAAGATCCGTGGCCGACGTCACAAGCAGTGGCGTCCCGACCTTATCGTCTGCGACGATCTGGAGAACGACGAGAACGTCAACACGCCGGAGCAACGCAAGAAGCTCCGCGACTGGTTCTATAAGGCGGTCTCCAAGGCGGGCGACACCTACACCGACATCGTTTACATCGGCACGCTGCTCCACTTCGATGCGCTGCTGGCCAACGTAGCGAAGAACCCGAGCTATAAGTCGGTGCGCTATCAGGGCGTCATCAGCTTCGCCACCAACGGCGAGCTGTGGGACGCATGGGAATCCATCTTCACCGATCTCTCCAACGACAACCGACAGGAGGATGCACTGGAGTTCTTCCAAGCGAACCGCGAGGCGATGCTGGAGGGCACGGCGGTCTTATGGGAGGAGAAGCTCTCCTACTACGACCTCATGGTCATCCGCATCTCCGAGGGTGAGGCGTCCTTCAACAGCGAGATCCAGAATGACCCCATCGACCCGGAGAACTGCACCTTCCAAGAAGAGTGGTTTGACTTTTGGGACGACGAGGGCAAGGCGCAGCCAGACTTCTCCGACCCGAAGTTTCTCTTCGTCGGCGCGAACGACCCATCGCTGGGCAAGAACAAGAAGTCGGACACCAGCTCCATCATCGCACTGGCGAAGGACACGCAGACGGGCTACCTCTATGTCGTGATCGCGGACATTGCCAAGCGCAAGCCGGATCAGATCATTGAGGACGCCCTCGACGCGAGCCGACGCCTCCAGCGGGAGTACAAGCGGCCCTACTACAAGTTCGGCGTGGAGACGGTGCAGTTCCAGTATTACTTCGCCGAGATCATGCGGCAGCGTGCGGCAGCGGTCGGCGAGTATCTCCCTATCGAGGAGATCAACAGCACGCAGAACAAGGATGCACGCATCCAGTCCCTGCAGCCGTTCGTGAAGAATGGCTACATCAAATTCAGCAAGAAACACAAGACACTGCTAAAGCAGATGACCGAGTACCCGATGGGCAAGAACGACGACGCGCCGGACGGCCTCCAGATGGCGGTCAAGCTGGCGCTTGACGTCAAAATCGGGCGCAGGGTCGACTACAGAAGCGTCATCGCCCGCGCCCTCGACTTCCGGCGCGGAGCCTACTAAGGAGGTGAGGCGCATGATTATCCAAGAGAACACAATCATCCACGGCGACAGCCTCACCGTGCTCCGTCAGATGGAGCCGGAGAGTGTCGACGCAATCATCACAGACCCGCCCTACGGCATCAACTATGTCTCTCAGACGGGGGCGTCCATCAAGAACGACAAGAGCCCCTTCATCTGGTTCCTCTACGACGCCTTCCGCGTGCTCAAGTCCGGCGAGGCTGGGCACGGCGGCCTGATCTGCTTTACCCGTTGGGACGTGGAGCAGACCTTCATCGACGCGATGAAGATCGCGGGCTTCAACGTCAAGAGCGAGGTCATTTGGGATAAGGTCTACCACGGCATGGGCGACACCAAGGCGGCGTTTGCCCCGTCGCATGAGAACATCGTCTTCGCGATTAAGGGCAAATACAGTTTCCCCGGCAGCCGCCCAAAAGACCTCGTCACCTTTCCGAAGATCAACAGCTCCAAGATGGTGCACCCCACTGAGAAGCCTGTTGGTCTGCTGGCTAATCTCATCTCCTCGGTCACGAAACCGGGCGACCTCATCCTCGACCCGTTTGCCGGAAGCGGTTCCACGCTGGTCGCGGCGAAGAAGACGGGGCGTCGCTTCATTGGCATCGAGCTGGATGACGATTACTTCGTCACGGCCCAGCGGCGCATCGAGGAGGTGCGGGAATGAGCCGACTCAAGCAGCTCATCACCCGGCTTAGACGCCCGGATATGCGGGAGGTCGCCGTGGCGCAGGTCTCCGACAAGTACAGCGAGTATCCCAGCAATGGCCTGACGCCTGTCAAGCTGGCTGAGATCCTCCGAGAGGCCGACGCGGGCGATGTTCTTCGGCAGATGGAGCTCTTTGAGGAAATGGAGGAGAAAGACCCTCACCTATTCAGCCAGCTCCAGACGCGCAAGAACGCCGTCACGGGCCTTGACTTCGAGGTGATCCCCTTCGGCGACGAACCGCCGGACAAGGAGATCGCCGACTTCATCGAAGAGCAGCTCAACGGCATCGAGAGCTTCGAGGATGTGGAGAATGACCTGCTCGACGCAATCGGCAAGGGCTTCGCCGTATCCGAGATCCTGTGGGGCTATGACGAAGGGCACGTCGTGGTGCAGGACATCAAGACGCGACACCAGAAACGCTTCTTTTGGGACACGCTGGACGATTCGTTCAAGGTGCGAACGAAGGACGTGCCGGAGGGCATCCTGCTCCCGGCGAACAAGTTCATCGTTCACAGGTACAAGGCTCGCAGCGGTCACACCTCTCGGGCTGGCATCCTCCGTGTTGTGGCGTGGATGTACCTCTTCAAGAACTACGACCTGAAGGACTGGGTCAGCTTCGCTGAGATCTACGGTCTGCCGCTCCGGCTGGGCAAGTACGCGCCGGGAGCGAGCGACAGCGACAAGGCGGCGCTCATGCGAGCCCTCATCCAGATTGGCTCCGACGCGGCGGGCATCATCCCGGATGGCACGAGCATCGACTTCATTACCACGGAGAAGACCTCCAGCTCCGACCTCTATGAACGGCTGGCTCGTTACTGCGATGAACAGATCTCCAAGGCAATCCTCGGCCAGACGCTGACTTCCGACTCGGGCGGCGGCAGTTACGCACAGAGCAAGACGCACAACGATGTCCGGCACGATCTCACCGTCGCCGACTGCAAGGCGCTGGCGTCCACCCTCCGGCGCGACCTCATCCGCCCGCTGTGCATCTTCAACTTCGGTGAGGACAAGCGCATCCCCTACATCCGCTTCGACTGCGAAGAGTCCGAGGACTTGACACAGACGGCGACAATCCTCGGCACGCTCATCGAAAAGGTCGGGCTTCGGATACCCACGAGCTTCGTCTATAAGAAGTTCTCCATCCCCGAGCCGGAGGAAGGTGATGAGATTGCAAAGCCCACCTACGGAGGCGGCATGGGCGGCGTGCTGCCGTTCAAAAGCGATGCGCTACTCTCCCTCAAGGCGGGAGCTGACGCGCCGATCGGCACGCAGCAGCACATTGACAGGCTCGCCGCCGCCGCACTCCACAAGGGCGTGGGCAGCTTCAAGCGCGCGTTCGAGCCGGTTCTCAAAATGATTGAGAACGCAGACAGTCTCGAACAGCTCCGCGAGCTGATGGAGGATGACGCAGCCGTCGCCGAACTCTACGCCGCGATGGATGTCTCTGAGGTCGAGGAGCTGCTGCAGAAGGTTATGCTCTACGCCGATCTTGAGGGGCGGGTGGTTGAGGATGGATGAGTTCACCGCACTTTTCAGCCGCAAGGACATGACCTTTGAAGAGGCGGTCGCGTACTTCAAAGAGCGCGTCCCTGTAACCGCCTCGCGGTTCTATCAGATCGCCGCCGAGTACCGCGCCCTCGCCTTTACGGTCAGTGGCTACACGAAGGCGCAGGTGCTCAAGAAGTTCTACGACGAGCTGCTGGCCGCACTGGAGGAGGGTAACAGCCTTGCGGAGTTTCGCGAGAATATGAACGACTTCCTCGAAGCAGAGGGCTACGAGGGCATCACGCCCTACCAAGCCGAGAACATCTTCCGCACCAACATCCAGACGGCCTACAATGTGGGCCACTACAAGCGGATGACCGAACCGGGCGTCAAGGCGCTGCGGCCCTACTGGCAGTATGACGCCGTCAACGACTCAAAGACCCGCCCGAGCCACCTTGCGATGGATGGGCGCGTGTTCATGGCGGACGATCCCATTTGGGACACATGGTTCCCGCCCAACGGCTTCAAGTGCCGCTGCACGGTCAAGACGCTCTCCAAGCGCCAGATGGAGCAGCGGGGGCTGACGGTGGAGACCGAAGCACCGAGGGCGGCGCGGCTGGAGGATGGACGCTTCGTCAACATCCTGCCCGACCCGCAGTTCGATACCAACCCCGCCAAGGTACGCTATCAGCCAGACCTCACAGGCTACCCCGAGCCACTCAAAAAGGCGTACCAAGAGCGCGAAAAGGGGAACACTCCGCCATAAGGCCACAGAGCCCCGCTGTGCGCGTTTTGCTCTCGGCAGGGTAATTTGACGGGTGCGGCAAGTAAGGGGCGTGCGCACGCGCTCTAACGCCGTTTCCGGGCGGTTCGCGGCGACACCAAAGGAGGACAGATGCAAATGGATGGTTTTTTGACCCTGAAAGGCAGCAATGTGGAGCTCGTGGGAGCGCCGGAGACGATCTTCGTCCTCCCCATCGGCCACGTTGTCAGCTCGAAGGGTGAGTTTGATGTAGACGATGAGAGCTACAAGGCGATGAAGGCGCAGATCGCCAAGCGCGGCGTGGATCTCGTCGTTGACTACGAGCATCAGACGCTCAAAGGGTGCGAGGCACCCGCAGCCGGATGGGTGAAGGAGCTGAAGCTGGAGGACGGGCAAATCAAGGCCGTCGTCGAGTGGACGCCCCGAGGGGCGCGGTACCTTGAGAACAAGGAGTACCGCTACCTCTCCCCGGTCGTGAATGTCCGCAAGGCGGACAACAAGGCGGTCGGGCTCCACTCGCTGGCACTTACCAACACTCCGGCGATCGAGGGGATGAACCCCATCGTCAATTCAGACAATTTTGAAGGAGGACAACATTCTATGGACATCAAGAAGCTGGCGGAACTGCTCGGTTTGAGCGAGGACGCCACGGAGGAGCAGGTCGTGGAGGCACTCAAGGTTTGCCTCGCCGAGAACCGCAGCCTCAAGGAAGCGGAGAAGCAGCCGCCCGAGAACGTCGTGGCGAACAAGGCGGTCTGCGAGCTGCTGGGTCTGAAGGCGGGCGCTGCCGCCGAGGACGTGACCGCAAAGATCATGGAGCTCAAGAGCGGCACGGTCGACGGCGTCAACCTCGCCGAGGAGCTGAAGGCACTCAAGCAGCAGAATGCGGAGCGCGAGGCCAACGACGCTGTCGTCCTCGCCCTGAAGGCGGGTAAGATCACCCCGGCGCAGAAAGAATGGGCTAAGAGCTACGCCCTGAGCGACCCGAAGGGCTTCGGCTCCTTTGTGGAGAAGGCCCCGCAAATCGTGCCTATGGACAAGATTGAGCTGGACGACGTCAAGGCCCTCAAGAGCGACGCGCTGGACGCCGACACGCTGCTGGTCTGCAAGCAGCTCGGAATCTCGCCCGACGACGTCAAGAAGTACGGTATGAAGGAGGACTAAGATCATGGCAAAACTGACTGATGTGAGAGATACCCCTGAGATCGCCAACGGCGCAAAGGTCATCGCGGTGCCTGTGAAGGGCGGTACCACCATTTATCAGGGCGCACTCGTCGCTCTGGACGCGAGCGGCTACGCAATCCCCGGCAAGAAGGCCGAGAGCCTGACCGCTGTGGGCCGCGCCGAGGAGACGGTGACAAATACGGGCGCAGACGGCGAGTTGGTCATCCGCGTCGCTCGCGGCGTATTCGTCTTTGACAACACCGCTACCGCTGCGAATAAGATCACCGCCGCCCATGTTCTCAAGCCCTGCTACATGGAAGACGACCACACCGTCACGGCGCTCGCCACGGGCGCGTCCGTGGCTGGCACCGTCATCCGCGTGGATGACGAGGGCGTCGCCGTCGAGTGCGGAGGCTACATTCCCGCTGCTGCCGCCGCAAGTGTGGGCGGCTAATCGAGTAAGGAGGTACATCCATTATGATCATCACCCCGCAGGCCCTTAGAGGCATCTATACCGCCTTCAACACGGTCTTTAACAAGGCGTTTGAAGGGCAGCATCCCACCTATGAAAAGGTCGCGACCGTCGTGCCCAGCACCAGCGAATCCGAGACCTACGCATGGCTCGGTGACATCCCCGGCATGAGGGAGTGGATCGGTGAGCGCGAGATCCAGAACCTCTCCGGCTCCGCCTACACCATCAAGAACAAGGACTTCGAGCTGACTGTCGGCGTAGACCGCAACGCGGTCGAGGACGACAAGATCGGCCTCTACAATCCTTCCATTCAGATGCTCGGCGAGTCCGCCGCGCTGCATCCCGACGAGCTGGTCTACGGTCTGCTGGCCAACGGCTTCACCGAGAAGTGCTACGACGGCAAGGCGTTCTTCGCTACCGACCATCCTGTCGGCAAGGACAAGGCAAGCAACAAGGGCACCGCGAAGCTGAGCATGGACGCCTACAAGACGGCGCGTACATCCATGATGAGCCTGAAGAACAGCAAGGGCCGCCCTCTGGCGCTGGTTCCCGACCTGCTGGTCGTGCCGCCCGCACTGGAAGCGGACGCCCGCGACATCCTCGTCGCCGACTTCATCAACGGCACGAAGAACACCATGCAGGGCACGGCGGAGATCCATGTGGAGCCTCGCCTCGCAAGCGACTCCGCTTGGTTCCTGCTCTGCACCAAGCGTCCCGTCAAGCCGCTGATCTACCAGCAGCGCAAGAAGGCGAAGTTCGTCTCCAAGACCAACGAGACCGACGACAACGTCTTCATGAGCAAGAAGTTCATCTACGGCGCAGACTCTCGCGGCAACGCGGGCTTCGGCTTCTGGCAGATGGCCTACGGCTCTGACGGCACCACCACCTAAACCGCCCGGGGCAGAAAGGAGGGCCAGCATGAGCTACAGCACACGCGCTGAAGTGCGGGACATGGTCAAGGATGACGCGCTCAACGCGATCATCGGCGACACCTTCATTGAAGACCCCGTCGAGCGTGAAGAGCTGGTCTCCCCGATCATCGATGCGGCGATCGCCGACGCGGACGCAGAGATCGACGGCTACCTCGCCAAGAGGTACGCCGTCCCTCTGGCCCCGGCCCCGAGGGTCATCAACAAGTTCTCCAAGGATATCGCGGTCTACAATCTGTTCTCCCGCATCGGCATCGACGAGGGGACGGATCAGAAGACCTACCTGAACCGCTACAACGCGGCGATCAAGTTCCTCACGCTGGTCGCGGAGGGCACGGTGTCCATCGGCACGGAGACGGAAGACCCGGCGAGCGCAGCGGCGGGTGGTTTTAAGGTCAAGTCCAACAGCCGCCTGTTTACCCGCGAGAAGATGAGGGGGATGTAACGCATGGCCATGTACAGCATCCGGCTCGACGGCGACACGCGGGCGATGCTCCGCAGGATCAGGAGCTTCTCGGAGATCGACAAGCAGGGCATCAATGCGGCACTGGCTGAGGGCGCGCGCGAGTCGACGCTGGAACGGTTCAAGCAGAGCAAAGGCCCGGACGGGCGCAGATGGAAGACCTCCATCCGCGCCGCACAGGAGGGCGGCAAGACGCTCATCCAGTCTGCACAGCTCCGCAACTCCATCCACGACAAGTCGGACGCCTCCGGCTTCGCGGTCGGCACGAACGTCAAGTATGCGGCGACGCATCAGTTCGGGGAACCGGGCCGCACCATCCGGGCGCGGAAGAAGAAAGCCCTCCGTTTTCAGGTGGGCGGCAAGTGGGTCACGAAGAAGCAAGTCCGCATCACCATCCCGGCCCGTCCCTTCCTCGGTCTCTCAGAGGACGATATGCAGGAGATGAAGGCGACGGTCGAGGAGTTCATCCAGAAGGAGGATTGATCTCTTGCTCTACACGGAAAGCAAGCAATATCTCATCGACAAGCTGAAAGCGGCGGGCATCAAGTCCAAGCCGTTTACCACAGAGAAGGCTCTGGAGAAGAGCCAGGAGTCCCACATCGGCGCGGTCTTGTTCGAACGTGAGACTTTCACCCGAAACGGTTCCAAAAAGAGATACAGAGACGAAGAGGGAACGCTGCACAAAAGGCGGAAGATCATGGAACGGGCGACCACGTTCGGCGTGATCATCGGCGGCTACACCGATAATGAAGTCGAGGAGATATTTGACCGCTTTGTGGCGAGTCTTGACCGTGGCATCTACATCGACGGCAACTTCGTCCCCATTGAGATTGAGGGAGCGGATTGGGTCGACAAGGACGACTCACTCCTAAAAGCACAGGTCGCCGTGCAGGTGATGATCACCTTCAACGGCGGCGTTTACCGCGACACGGGCTTCGCACCTCTGACCGATGTCAGAGTGACGTCCGTGGAGAAGATCACATGAAAGGAGCCTACAGATGGCGACTAAAACACAGAAGCCGGAAGGCGCTGCCGCGCCGGAGCTTGTGCCGATCGACAAGCTCCGTGAGCAGCACAAGGTTGGGCGTGCCACCTACGCGGGCGTATGCGCCGCGAATGGCTGGCGGCCCGGTAAGGCGATGACGGAGGACGAGTTCCTCGCTGCCGTCGCCAAGTTCAACAACAGCCCGATGAACGGGCGTAAGAGCAAGGAGGCGAGGAAGTAATGCTTAGAGATGTACGCAGCAACGTCACGGACGGACTGCTCGGCTTCGCCACGGCAACGGGCGACGGTCTGCACATCAAGATCGGCGTCTCCCCCTCTGTCACCGAAAAGCCCATCACCATCCTCGGCAGCATGGGCGCAAGCACCATCAAGTCCAAGCTGGGCCTGTCCCCGCTGGCCGATGCGGTCATGGACGCGGTGCAGGGCGGCGCGGCCCGTGTGTTCTGCATCCCCGTCGCCGCGAGCACCGCTGGCACGATCGGTGAGGTCACGAAGACGGGCGACGGCGGCGGCAGCGTGACCGTGCAGGGCTCGCCCAACAATGCCTACGCGCTCACCGTGCGCTTCACCGCGCAGGGCGGGCTCAACACCGCAGCCTTCGTCTACTCCATCGACGGCGACAACTTCTCGGATGAGATCACCGTCCCCGTCACTGGCAGCTACGAGATCGAGGGCACGGGCCTGACGATCAAGTTCACCGAGGCGAGCTCGCCGGATCAGAAGCCCAGTTCCTTCCTCGTGCGCGACACCTACACCCTCAAGACCACTGCACCGAGCATGACGAACGGCGATGTGCTGGGCGCGATTGAGAAGATCAAGAGCTTCAACGAGGAGTTCGAGTTCGTCCACATAGTCGGCGGGAGCACGGTGGAGCTGTGGGAGGCGGTCAGTGAAGCACAGAAGGAGCTGATGACGGTCTGCCACAAGCCCTGCTTCTTCCTCATGGAGGCCGCCTATCCCGCCGACGAGGCGGATGGTGACCTGAGCGATTGGGCGCTGAAGATGGAGGCAGACCGTAAGCGGATCAAGAACTCCGACATTCAGGTCTGCGCCGCATGGGGTCGCCTTGTGCGGCTGGACGGCACCACGCAGATCGTCAACCTCGCGGGCCTCGCCTCCGGGCGCTACGCCATGACGAAGGTGAGCGTGTCCATCGGCAAGACCAAGGACGAGGACGCGCTGGGCTTCCCCAAGACGAAGCTGCTGGAGCTGGTTCCCATCGGCTACGACAGCACCGTCATTGAACTGCTGGACGTCGCGGGCTACATGACCTTCCGCGAGTACGACGGCCTTGACGACATCTTTGTCTATCACACGAAGATGATGTGCAAGGACGGCAGCGACTTCCGCTATGCCGAGGATGTTCGTGTGAAGAACAAGATCATCCGCGAGACACGCAAGAAGGCGCTGCAGTTCAAGAACGACGACATCGACCTTGAGGACATTCAGGGCGAGCTGGACGCGCGGGCGAAGTTCATCAGCGTGCCGCTTGACCGCATGGTGGAGGACAAGGAGATCAGCTCCTATGAGACCACCGTGGACGAGAGCTGCTACGATACCTTCCTCGAAGATGAGACCATGAGCGTCATCATCCGCTACCTCTCCAGAGGCTACATCCGCGAGGTCGTTATCGACATCGGGCGCTCGGCTCTGAGCAGCAACTAAGGGAGGAGGACAGGCAATGCTGAAGGTAAACGGAAAAGCCTATGATTGGGGCGACGTGGATCTGAAAATCCCCGGCCTGAACATTCAGGTGCAGGAGATCAGCTATGACGACGAGCTGGAGATAGAGGAAGTCTACGGCTCCGGCTCCAAGCCGCGCGGCTACGGCACAGGCAACTATAAGGCGTCCGGCAAGCTCTCCATGCTCCGCGACGACTACGACGATCTGCTGGCCTACTGCAAGCAGAAGGGAGTTCCCTTCTACAAGATGGAGCTGCCCTCCATCATCGTCTCCTACGCCAACGAGGGCGCACGCACGAAGATCGACGAGCTGAAGAAGGTCAAGTTTTCCAAGCGCAGCAACAAGGCAGCGCAGGGCGACAAGAGCCTCACCGTCGACATCGACATGATGATCGTCGGCGGCGTGTATCAGGACGGCGTCGCACCCGTCTAAGGACAACATTTTTGAGAATAACGAGGAGGAAGTCACACTATGGAAAGCACCAACAACCAGACCCCCGCCCGCAGCAGCGAGGAACAGCTCAAGGCCAAGTACGGCGGCAAGCTCTACCGCGTCGGCATCACCGTCCCTGTGGATGATGAGAGCGAGAAAGAGTTCTCCTACTACTTTAAGCGCCCCACCGTCCCCAGCTATGACCGCTACATCAAGACCGCTGCTCAGGGCATCACCAAGGCAAGCAAGGCGTTCATGCTGGACGCGGTCATCGACGAGGACGCCGAGCGTCTGACGAAGGACATGGAGGAGAACCCCGGCATCGCGATCTCCATCGGCAATAAGCTGACGGAGATCCTCGGCCTGACGGGTACGGCAAATTTGAAGAAGCTCTAAGAGAACGGGTCGCGGAGGTACGGGAGAGCTTCGTGGAGCGCGGGCTCCTTGAGATCTATCGTTTTGTGCCTCCGCCTCTCTTAGAGACCTTTGACCCCGAAACGATTGACGACGTCGACGAGTTCCTCGGATGGGTCGCAAAGGCCCGCTTCATGCAGGAGCTTGAGGAGGGCATCGTCACCCGGGCGATCGTGCGAGCGTTCCCCGAGTGACGGCCTCCCGTCGCCGATCGTTTTCCGCCTCTATCTCAAACTGGAGGTGAAAGCAGAAAATGAGTTTAGAGTCCGTATTTAAGCTGTCGCTCATTATGAACATGATCGACAACCTCTCCGGGCCGATGGCGGGCGTGGCGTCCAAGGTCGGCGCAAACGTCTCCAAGCTGGACGCCGCAAGCCAGACCTTCGGCAGCATGGCAAAGGCGGGTGCGGCGATGCAGGAGACGGGCTCACAGATCGTAAACGCTGTGCTCGCCCCGGTAGAGGCGACCTTTGAAACGCGGCGTGCGCTGGGTGAGCTGGCCTCGCTGGGTGTGCAAGACCTTGAAGCGGTCGAAAACGCCGCACGCAGCTTCTCCGATCAGTGGGCGGGCACGTCGAAGGCGGACTTCATCAGCGCGGCCTACGACATCAAGAGCGGCATCGCCTCCCTCTCTGATGAGGGCGTCGCAGAGTTCACAAGCCTCGCGGCCCTGACCGCAAAGGCGACGAAGTCCACGGCGGGCGAGATGACCTCGCTGTTTGCCACAGGCTACGGCATTTATAAAGACTACTACAGCGACCTGAGCGACATGGAGTTCGGCGAGATGTTCTCGGCTGGCATCTCCGACGCCGTCCGAGCGTTCAAGACCTCCGGCTCCGGCATGGCGCAGGCAATCCAGAACCTCGGCGCATCGGCGACCACGGCGCAGGTGCCGCTGGAAGAGCAGCTCTCCGTCTTGGGTATGCTGCAAGCAACGATGGGCGGCGCGGAAGCGGGCACGAAATACAAAGCCTTCCTCCGCAGCGCCACCAAGGGCGGCGAGGCGCTGGGGCTCAAGTTCACAGACGCCAACAACCAGCTCCTGAGTATGCCGGAGATCCTCGACATCCTGCGGGGCAAGTTCGGCGAGACAATGGACGCCGCCGAAAAGATGGAGCTGCAGAAAGCCTTCGGCGACACCGAGGCCGTAGCGCTCATCGACCTGATGTATAACAAGGTCGGCGACCTGCAGGACAACATCGTCAATATGTACGGCTCGCTCGGAAAGGGCGTGTCGGTCACGGAGCAGATGGCCTCCGCCATTCAGGAGACGGAGCCGGAACGCTTCGAGCGACTCAAGCAGCGCATCCACAACGTCACTGAGAGCATCGGCAACTCCCTGCTCCCCACGGTCAACGACCTGATGAGCAAGGGCGAGGGCGTGCTGACGAAGGTCGGCTCGTGGATCGAGAAGAACCAAGAGCTCGTCAAGGTCATCATGCTCATCGTTCTTGCGGTGGGCGGTTTCCTCGCCGTAGGCGGCACGCTGATCGCCCTGATCTCCGGCGTCGGCCTCGTCGTGACAAAAACGGTCAGCGCGTTCAAGATACTCAAGGGCGGCTTCGCACTGGCGCGAGGGGCGCTCACACCACTCATATCCTCGGTGTGGAGCTTCACGGCGGCGCTGCTGGCCAACCCCGTCACATGGGTCGTCATTGGCATTGTGGCCCTCATTGCGGCGCTGGTGCTACTCTACAACAAGTGTGAGTGGTTCCGCAATGCGGTCAACTCCGTCATCAACTTCTTCAAGGAAACGCTGACGGCGGTAGGCTCGGTCACGAAGTCGGTGTTTGAAGGCATTGGGAACGTGATCGGCTCCGTCATGGACGCGGCAAAGGCGACCGTGTCCGAGAAGCTGTCCAACATCAAGACGGCCTACGAGGAACACGGCGGCGGCATTTCCGGCGTCGCAGCGGCGGCGATGGAGGCGGTCAAGGGCTGGTACACGGCGGGCTACACCTTCATCGACAACCTCACGGGCGGCAAGCTCTCGGAGATCCGTGAGAAGTTCTCGACGGCCATGAGCAACATCGTCCAAGGCATCTCACAGAAGTTCACCGACGCACGCACCGCCTTCTCCAACGGCCTGAACAACATCAAGAACGCCGTCTCCGGCGCGGTCACGTGGTTCTTCGAGTCCGGCAAACGGATCGTGTCCACCTTTGCAAACGGCATCAAGTCCGCCTTCAGCAGCGCGGTCGAGGCCGTAAAGGGCGGCTTGCAGAAGATCCGCAACCTCCTCCCGTTCTCTGACGCGAAGGAGGGGCCGCTGTCCACGCTGACCCTGTCCGGCCAACGCACCATGACTACCTACGCTCACGGCCTAACGCTGGCGGGCGACGCCCCGGCAGAGGCGATGAACAAGAGCCTCCAGCAGGTGCAGGGCGCTCTTGACCGCAAGCCGGAGAAGAAGGTCGACCTCGGTGGCGGGAAGAAGGACAAGGACGAGAGCAGCGATGAGGGCGGCTCCGGTAAGGGCAAGCAGGTCATCATCCACAAGCTGCTCGTCCCGGTCGACCTCAAGAAGATCAAAGACCTGCAGCAGCTCCTCGCTCTTTTGCAGGAGGTCGAGGACTACGCAGCGGCCAACGAGGACGGCGAACCCGGCGACGACGAGGACGCCGCCCCGGCCCCGGCATAAGGAAGGAGGACGCTATGATCTATGTAGAAGACGAACTGATCAAGCTCAACGGCGTCGTCCTCCCCGGTCTCGTCAAAAGCATCGAGGTCATTGAGACCGCGAAGGTAGACGAGCAGGAGGTCGAGGGCAGCGCCACTAAGCCGAAACAGGCAACGGGCTACGAGGACGCCAAGGTCAACATCGAGCTGATCATTGACGACACGCCCTCGCAGACCAAGTACCAGCGATACGCAACGCTCCGGGCGATCTTCCGCTCGCCCGGGCAGAGCGTGCCGCAGCCCATCCCCATCATCAGCGAGGACACCGCCGCCCACGGTGTGGAGAAGGTCATCTTCAAGAAGCTGTCCCACAAGGGCGAAAACAAGCGCGGGCAGCTTACGGCTACGCTGGAGCTGTGGGAGTACATCCCGCAGACCATCACGGCAAAGTCCGGCTCCAGTTCCGGCTCCAGTTCCGGCTCCGGCAAGTCCGGCGGCGGCGCGGCGAGCAATCTGAAGGCAGGCTACAAGAGCTACCTGAGTAATGACCGAGGCAAATCCCCTGCGCGGGATGACGCAGACGCCACGGCGGCGATGAACAAAGTGACCGCCATGCCGTACTAAGGAGGCCACAGTGGAAACGAAAGAACTGTACTACCCGCAGATCTCGGCACAGGCCGGTTCCTACACCTTCGAGGAAGGCGTGGAGCTTGAGATCTATTCCTCGAAGTCCTCGTATTATGATTGGGCGAAGATCCGCTTCACGAGCCAGTTCCGCCCGAAGCTCTCGCTCAAGAAGAAAGATCCCGCCACCATCCAGCTCGGCTATGACGGCACGCTGGAGGACGTGTTCACGGGCTTCGTCTCCGGCAACTACGACGGCGGGACGTATGCCAACGAGGTCGCGCTGAAGGATGAGATGCTGCTCATGGAGGAGACGATCATCAACGACACCTTCCTCGACACCACGCCGCAGGAGCTGATCTCGTACTTCCTTGCACAGGCGGGCCTGTCCAAGATGAAGCTCTCCAGCAAGACCTACCCGACGCGCAAAATGCTCCCCATTCGGAGGCAGACCGCCGTCCAAGCGATCAACGCCGTCAATGCGGCATGGGGGCTTCGTGTTCCGTTCTTCTTCTCGGGCGGCGTCTTCTATTGGGACGAGAAGCCGGAACAGAAGAAGGTCTACACCTTCGAGCGCGGCGTGAACATCCTAAACCTGCGCCGCGCGGGCGGCGTGTGGGAGCTGGAGACGGTCTCCGCGCCATTCATCAAGCACTCCCACAAAATAAACCTCATCCATCCGCAGGTGAGCGGTGAGGTCGAGGTCTCCAAGGTGGTCAGCAAGACCAACGACTCCGGCTTCATCCGCACCTACATCTATTTCTGACACCGAAAGGAGGAAACCGACGTGCTCGAAGAAATGGTCGCGTCCGTTATGAAGAAGACGCTGGCGCAGGACTTCCCGCATTTGAAGCTCCCCGCCGCCGTATTCGCCACCATCGACTCGGCGGCAAAGAGCGACGCCTTTGACATTGAGGAACTGATCGTCCACAACGAAGTGACGGGCGAGGTGTTCAAGGCGCACATCACCTCCTACTGGTACGAGTACAAACTCACCGTCATCGACCGCTTCGGCAACCCTGACGCCAACTATCCCGCGCTTCCGGGAATCAAGTCTAAGAAACAGTTCAAGGCCGGGGCGGTCGTGGCCGTCGCGCTTCCCTACGGCGACCTCACCCCGGCGATCATCGGGGAGGTGGAGCTATGACGGGCCTGAACGATACGGACATCCGGCTCAACGGCGAGTGGCAGCTCACACAGGCCACAGACGGCGACGCGCCGCTCTGCTCGGGGCTGGAGTGCCTGTATCAGAACATCGTCCTCGAGGCGCTCACGCAGCCGGGAGATGTCTTCTACGACGCCGAGTTCGGCTGGGGCCTGTACGACTTCATCCAGTCCGAGGACACGGAGCTGACCCGTCTGGAGATCACCCAGCGAGTGCGGCTCAAGCTGCAGAAGCGGGAGGTCATCCTCCCGGAAAGCATTGAGATCAGTATTGCGTTCGAGGATGACGCGGTTGTGCTGCACTGCTCCTTCCGCTTCGCGGAGGAGGACGAGCGGCGCGAGTTGGACGTTATCATCGGCGCGGTGAGCGTGGAGGTGGTATCAGAATGATCGACAAGGAAATACTGGACGCCGTGCTCCCTCTGCCTACGCTGGACGAGCTGAAGGAGCAGAAAGTCGAGGAGCTGAAGGACGAGGGCTTCGTCATCAGCAACTTCCATTCGGGCGGCGTGTTCTACACGATGCTCATGATCGTGCTGCGCATCAAGGTCGAGGCCATTGAATTGCTCCGCGTCGTGCTGAACAATATGTTCGTCTCCCACGCGGGCGGCGCGTGGCTCGACCTGAAGATGGCGGACTACTCCAAAAAGCGCAAGAAGGCGCAGAAGACGCAGGGCTTCGTCACCGTCAGCCGCACCGACATGACGGGCGAGGCGGTCAAAATCCCCAAGGGCCACGTCTTCAAGAGCATCCTCGACATCAACGGCGAGGAGCTGCGATTCTTCGTACTGGAGGCGGCGACGCTGCAAAAGGGCGCGTCCTCCGTGGACGTGCTGGTGGAGGCCGAGACAGAGGGCAGCCGCTACAACGTCCCCGCAGGGCAGATCGTGCGCACGCTGACCTACCTCGGCGACGTCACATTCAGCAACGCCGAGGACTGGATCGTGCGGGAAGGCAGCGACACCGAGGACGACGAGAGCGCGAGGGCGCGGACACTCCGCTCGTGGTCGGAGCTGGCGCAGCGGGCGACGGAGGACACCTTCATTGACGCGGCGGAGTCCGTCCCCGGCGTACTGTTCGCACAGGCCGACTGCAACCACCCGCGCGGGCAGGGCACGGTGGACGTCATCGTAACAGGCACGGCGGGCGAGGCAACGGAGGGACTGCTTGCGGCAGTAAGAGAAGCCGTTGACAAGATCGCTGGCCCGTATGATAATATTCTCGTGAGATCCTCTGTGACCGTCTCACAGAACATCTCCGTCACGATCACGACCGACACGGCGGACACGGACGAGGCGGTGGAGAACCGGGTCAAGGCGATCCTCACCGAACTGCTGGCCGTGCGCCGCAGCCGCAAGCTCAACGAGCTGACCCTGTCCGACATCAACCACGCGATCCGCAGCGGCTACAGTGGGGCCACCAACGCGGCGGTCTCCGAGCCGGAGGCGGATGTGAAGCTGGGTAAGGACAAGGTCATCACCCTCGGCGACGTCTCTGTGACGGTCGAAAGGGAGTGAGCAGATGAAGCAGTTTGAAACCTTCGGGGAATATATGTTTGATCTGCTCTTCGCTCCCTTGAAGAAGGGCCGGAAGGCGGTCAACCAGCTCTGCATCTTCTTCAAGGTCATGGGGCGCGAGTTCGACGACCTGAAGGCGGCGATCTTCCGCGTGCGCAGCGAGGCGAACGTAGCAAGCTGCTCAGAGGTCATGCTCCCCGTGCATGGGCAAGACCGGGATATGCCGCGACTGGAGGGCGAGGACGCTGAAGCCTATCGGACGCGCCTGTCCATGAAGGGGATCATCTCACAGTGGAGCGGCACGCGGCGCGGCGTTCTCTACGCGCTGACCGCGCTCGGCTACGACCGCAGCCGGATTGAACTGTTCGCCGATCAGGATGCGGAGCGCTGGGCTGAGTTCATCATCTTCCTGAACAGTTCTAAGCCCAGCGGCGTCACAAATCTCTCGGTCATCGACGGGCAAGTCCGCAAGGTCAAGGAGGGCAGCAGTAAGCCCGCCTACGGTATGGAGACCATCGGCGGGCTCATTATTCAATCCTGGCTTCAGACAGGCTTCTCACGCTATCCAAGGTGCGGAGAGATCGTGTGCGGCGTGTGGCCGCATATCGTCAGTGAAGGACATCTCGTGGCCTCGACGGTCATGGCGCAAGGCGGCGCATCGGGCGGCGGCAATCCCTTCCCGAGAGCCGGCACATTTGCAGCCTCCGAGGAGTTCTATCACTTCGGCGCGTACACCATTTATCAGGGCTTCGCCTCGGACATTGAGGTGGGCTCGAAGGCGGCGCAGGGTGCAAAGGTCTACCAGAGATGCTCCACCTCCACGCGCTGCTCTACCAACGCGAAAGGAGGCGCAGCAGAATGAAAACATTGACTTCTATCGGTATCCAGAAGATCGGGCAGCGGTTCGTTGACTCGGTCGATCATGCGGACTACACGCTCAACGGCGTGCCACAGACAGCGGAGCCCTTCCGCCGCTTCGTGCAGGGCGCAAGCGCAAGGGTCTACATTTACTTCGACGATACCGTGATCGGTGACGTCGCCGAGGTGCAGCTCGTGGACAAAGACGGCGACATCATCGCGTCAGCGGGCGAACGGGTCTTCACAAAAACACCGGGCAAGGGGCTTTATATAGCCTTCAAATATAATATCTTAGAAGTGGAGGTCGAAAGCAGCAATGAAAGCCTATGAAAAAATCGGGTGGCTCGATCACGTCCAAGACATTGAGACAGGAGAGGTCATTCAGGAAGGAACGCCTGTGAGTCAGGTGAATATGAACCACATGGACGAAGGCATTTTCACAAACCGTGAAGCGGTCATTCTCCATGAGGCTCAGATTGCCGACGCGCAGAAAGAGATTAAGGTGTTGAAGGATGCGACGCTGAACAACATGGTCAACAATGTCTTTCTCATCAACTTCAACACCGTGACCTCGGTCGCGATCGCGTCAGGGATTTACGACTCTGTGGCGCGAAAAATCTATGTATAAGGTCGCTTGCAGCCGCAAGGAAGCAAGCTGCATTATCGGGAGCTTGCTCGTGGAGCTGGCCCCGGTATGCGAGAAGTGCGGCGGGTTGCCGGATGGCGTGCTGAACCTGCAGACGGAGGCGGGGCTGTCCCTCACAGGGGACGCCGACGTCCTCATCACAGGGCACAGCATCATCAGCGGCAAGCCTGTCAGGATCAAACTCACGGACTACGGCTTCGAATATTATGGTGATCACGCCGAGCTTGCCCGCGTTCGGGAAAAGAGGTGTGTGTATCATGGCAGAGCCGTCAGTCCTACAAAAGAAAACTGAGATATTTCTCGAAAGGGATATATACCCCTTGCTGAAAAACTTCCCCGCCTCCGAGAAGTTCTCCTTGTGCCAAGAGATCAAGCAATCCTGCTACAAGCTCATCCGAGCGGCTGTTATGGCCAACAACCTCACGAACGTCAACAGACGGCTCATGTGGCTGGATGAGGCGGACGCAGAGAAGACACTGCTGCTCGTGCTTTTAGGTGTCGCCAAGAACCAGAAGTACATCACGCAGAAGAAACTCTTGGAACTGCAAGGAAAGCTCGAGGAGATCGGGCGCATCATTGGAGGACTGCAAAAGTTCTTCATCAACAACCGAAAATAGACCATCAGAAAAAGTACAGCACCTACTCAGGGGTATCTCTGTCTGGCGTCGAACCGTGCGGTTCGCGGGTACAATTCGGCCCGCAACTGGAACAACAACAATGCTACGAACTCCAACCCGAACGTCGGTTTCCGCCCCGCCTTGTAGGTTATTACGTCATCTGCGGCCACGGCTTCAGGTGCGTGTCCTTGTTATACTTCAAGGGAGAGGTAATCCTTCGCCATGTTGAGAAACGGCGTAAAAACAGTGACTGAGCTTCGCCCGCCCTCTCGTATTGGGAGGCGGAGGGAGGTCTACAATGTGGGTAGCAACCCGCGTCATGGGTGCCAAGCCGTTCTAAAAGGAAAGGATGCCACGAATGACGAAATTCCCCATTATGCTCTACAACACAAAGAACACCAAGAAGGCCCTCGTGCCGCCGATCCCTCCACCCTCCAGCTATGAGGACGCCGTGGGCTGGTCGGCGATCGAGGCGGGCTACAAGACCGCCTTGCGAGGCAGCCGCAAGTTCACGCGGGAGGCCGTGCTCTACGACCTCTATTCCGAGGTGAACAACGTGCGCCTGTGGCGCGATCTCAAGAAAATTGAGAAAACGAGACAGGCGGGCGTTAGTGAGTACACGCCGGGAAAGTATCGGCACAGGATCATCGTGGAGCCGAAGGAGCGCAGTCTTCACATCCCGCCGCTGCGGGACAAGGTCGTGCAGCTCGTCATCCATCAGGAGCTGCAGACGCTCTTCCGCCCGGTATTCGTCAACCGTTCATTTGCGTGTATGTACGGAAAAGGCCCCATCCGAGCTGCCTTCAACGTACAGCATGACATGAGGGTCGCCCGCATGAAGTGGGGCGACGAGGCGACGGTCATCAAGATCGACGTCCGCAAGTTTTTCTACAGCATCGACCGCAGCGTGCTCAAGCAGATCATCGCGAAGCGGTTCAAGAAGCTCAAGAAGAAGTACCCCGAGAAATACGAGGACTTCCTCCGTTTTTACAGGCTTCTTTGCAAAGTGATCGACAGCTCGCCGGAGGGCGAGAGAGGGATTCCGCTGGGAAATGTGAGTTCTCAGGACTTTGCCAACATCTACCTCAACGAGCTCGATCAATTCTGCATCCGCTTCCTCGGTGCGACGCTCTACACGCGCTACATGGACGATGTCGTCGTCATAGCGCCAAACAAGGAAATCGCCCGGGAGTGGTTAGCAAAGATCAAGGTGTTCCTCCAAGAGAGACTGCACCTTGAGACCAACCAGAAGACCAAGATTTTCTATGTGCGGCAGGGCGTGAACGCCTACGGCTTCAAAATCAAAGCGACGCATCTGCTTCTCCGTACCGAGTCGAAACGGCGGGAGAAGCGGCGCATCAAGCGGATGATGGAGAAGCTGCAGGAGGGCACGATCACGAAGGCGGCGATCGTCCAATCGGTCAATTCGTGGCTCGGCTTCGCCCGATGGGCTTGCGCCTACAATCTGGCGAAGAAGATATTCGCTCCCTACCGCTTCATCAAAACGGAAGGAGAGCTACCTTATGGCGCAATATCTCGGAACCGTCAAGCTCGGCGGATTTTACAACAACGGCGCGGCGCTGGCAAGACCCACAAAGCCGTGGCGTAACGACAGTGAACCATATTCGGGCGCGGGTAGGGGCAATATCCCCTCAATGTCCGGAGGCATTTCAAACTACAGCTTCGGCAATACGCCCTCAGACGACGCAAAGAAGCTCCAGTGGGTAAAGATCAAGGACGGCGACAAGACACTGCTCATCTGCGACCGTGTCATCCTTGTCAATGTCACTTGGAACGACCTTAACAGCGTGGGCTGGATCTTCGGCAAGGAAGTCACCATTGACGGCGCAAAGTACAAGTGCCGATCCCTGACGGGCGGCAGCAACTATCGAGGGAGCGATGTCTATGCGGGCGGCACGCCCACCAACAATGAGTGGGACAGGTTTGTCACCCGCGAGGAGGTCATCACGGGTCTTCCGGCTCCTGTGTCCTCCGATCTCGACAACGGCCTCACTTCAACCGATCTCAGCAGTGCGCATAATCAGCTTTGGAACTGGATGGGCGTCTATACTTGGTGCCAAGAGACGTATTCCTCGAATACGTCGTACCGTGCGGTTCGCGGGTACAATTCGGCCCGCTTCTGGCACCACCGCAATGCTTCGGCCCGCTTCTGGAGCTACAACTTCTCTGCTGCGAACTCCAATCCGAGCGTCGGTTTCCGCCCCGTCCTTGAAATCCTGAACACTGACCCTCTGATCTCTGACAGTGACAGAGACCTCGGAGATAAGAACAGCAATTTTACGATCACCTACACGGTCGATGACGCCGACTCCGGCGACGTCTTGACGGCGACGGAGTCGCTCGATGGGCAAACGACGAAGTCGTTTGCCCCGACGCGAAATTCGGTAAACACCATCTCTGTCGATGTCGACTCCCTAAGTCTCGGTAAACACACCGTCAAGGTCGTCGTCAGCGATGGACAGGGCGGCACAGCGACCCGGACGTGGACGTTCACCCGCACAAACTCCGCACCGACCATTTCCGGCAGCGACGGCAACCTCGGAGATAAGAACCTCGGCTTCACCTATGCCTACACCATTGACGATGCGGACGGCGACACACTGACCGTCGTGGAGGAACTCAACGACGAGACGATTCGCACGATCAACAATGCACCCAAGGGCGAGGAGCTGACCGTGACGATCACCTCCGAGAAGCTCTATGCGCTGGGGCTTAATTCGGTCAACACCCTCAAGATCACCGTCACGGACGGCAAGGGCGGTACGGCCTACCGTCGCGTCACCTTCAAACGCACAAACTCCGCACCGACGATCTCCGGGCAGGACAAGGCCCTCGGTCTGAAGAACGGGAGTTTCGCAGAGAATTACACCGTGAGCGACGTTGAGGGCGACAATGTGGTCGTCACCGAGTTCGTGGATGACGTGCAGATCCGCAGCTATCAAGCAACGCTGGGACAGCAGGAAACGATCGAGCTGACCCGAGAGAAGTGGCTCTCGCTTACCAATGGACAACACCAGCTCCGCATCGAGGCGGTCGACGGCAACTTCGCCACCAGCGTCCGTGTATTCTCCTTCAGCAAGAAAGAGACAGTCATTAAGTTCGAGCTGGTCGCGCCGGAGGAGACCGATGCAGCGGCGACTAAGGTGCTCGTGACGCCGACGTGGAAGATCGAGGGCGCGGTCGCCAAGGTGGAGGCGTGCAACAACGGTTTTGACGCCGTTCCCACATGGGAGGACATCACGGCGATGGTGCAGATCAACCGTGTCTACAACTTCACCAACAAGACCAAGACCGCGAGCAAGTGGGGCGTGAATATCCGTTTCACCATCACAAAGAATGAGGGCTTCGAGGGTGAAGTCTCCATCTCGGGTTTCGGAGGTGCGTATGAATAAAGCTATGAAGTATTTGACTCCGAAAAAACCTATCTCCAAGATCGCCCGTGACCGGGCAGAGGAGATGGAAGAACGGAATGTCGACCTCTACGAGGCGATCGCTGGACTCTTTGAAGAGCTGGCTGCGCTGGAACAGTCCAACGCGGAGCTGAAAGCCCGTGTTGAAGTGCTTGAAAAAGGAGGTAAGCAGAAATGAAGGTTAAGACCTATATGATCGCCGTCTATGCCGTTCTCGTCAAGAACGGCAAGCGCGAGATCGAGGAGCTTCCCGAAGCCTATATCATTCCTGTTGCTGAGTATTTGGCTACTCAGGAAGAAGCTACCAACGAATGAGATAAGCGGTGAAGCAAAAACCCCGAGGTAAAGGCAGTTTACATCTTTCCCGGGCAACCACAAAGGCTCGTCCCGCAGTACACGCAGACCACCTTGAAGGGGGCCACGTTTGCTGTGGGACGAGCCTAAGATTTTCTTCTTAGAACGGCGCTATTTTTTCTCAATTATCCTGTCCGAATTTCTCAAAAATCGTGTCGCGCTACATCTCCGCGACCTGAAAAAAGTATTGAAAAACTTTGCCGAATAACCCGAAATTATTTCTCACATCTTCCCCTATACAAGTGAGAAGGAATTTACCTTCTTTCTTGTGAACATTGAAAACTGCATATCCGGCGACTGATAACGTCAGTCAGCGGGCCCCTGACGAGGGGGAACAGCGATGCGGCGGGTGCGCCAAGACCCACCTGTGCGGAGAGCTCCGCATAAAAGACGGCCTACTAAGGTGGCCGAGCGATACCCACCCAGCCCAAAGCAGCTTTGGCAAGTTGTCTCGCAATGATACCGTTGACCTGTACTCACTGTCCAGCCACAGACTCAAGCAATGGGGGCAGCTCGGAGAGATCCTCGGAGGGGTGAGATTCCCGGAGGGTGGTGCCAGCCACTGGTCAGTTTAGCCGCCCACGATCCGGGGAGTAGTGTCGAATAGGATCATTAGTAAGTAAGAACACAAGTGCGGCGGGAGCCGAGCCATGCCATGGGAAAGCAATATTCTTCCAACCAATGGACGGCTCCCGCCTTTTTGATGATAGAAATGTGAGGACAAAACTTGTCCTTAGATTCCTATCATCTGCAATTTTGAAAAGTGCCAGTAATTTCGGCATAATTATATTGAAAAGTTGCTCTTTGCAATGTGTACTACATGGAGCAGCGAAATAGCCACAGGCAGTGGGCTATACTGTAACTGCTGTCTCTGCTTATTTCTATAAACACGAAATCAACCACGAGGAGGTAGCACCATGCTGTCAAACAAGAACACCAAGAACGCCAATTTTCTCTTTATTGCTGATATGCTGAAGGATCTCCTTGCGCAGGAGTTGATCACAGAAAAGGAATATACCAGGGCGAAGAAGTATTACATGAAGCTCACCGGCGCAGATATCGTATTAGCACACTGAAAATTGTGCATAAGGTCAATTCTGCGCTGTTCCAATTATTTTGGTAGCTATTCAGAATAGTTATCAGTATAATGTGGTTTGCCAAAAGTGGTTGGTATCATAATATGATACCAACCAAAATACGAGAGAGGAGGACACCGAAATGCCTGAAGTACGGCTCATCACCCCTATCACAAGGCAGAGCACGAAGAAGATGCAGGTTGCAGCTTACTGCCGAGTGTCTTCCAACTCCGCTGATCAGCTCAACTCTTATGCCGCACAGATCCGAGCATACAAAAAATGCATCGGAGCACGCGACGATTGGGAACTGGTGGACATCTTCGCCGATGAAGGGCTTACTGGCATGAAAAGCGAAACCCGTGATGAATTTCAGCGGATGATTCGCATGTGTGAGCTCAAGCAAATTGACCTCATCATAACGAAGTCCATCTCCCGCTTCGCACGGAACACAAAAGACGCTCTGGCCTATGTAAGAAAGCTCAAGTTGCTGGGTGTGGGCGTACAGTTTGAAAAGGAAGGCATCTCGACGCTCTCTATGGGCGACGAGATGCTTCTTAATACCTTCTCTGCTCTGGCGCAGGAGGAATCGCAGTCTATCTCTATGAACCAGCGCCTCTCAATCGTCAAACGCATGGAACTTGGCGAGTATGTGGATAGCAACGCCCCTTACGGATATCGGCTGGTCGATAAGATGCTGACCGTGTACGAGCCGGAAGCAGGCATTGTGCGGAATATCTTCGCTCTGTACTTGCAGGGCTTCTCCACAAGTGAGATCGCAAGAGAGCTGAACAAACTCAACATCCCTACCAAGGCCGGAAAGGAAATCTGGCGACCAAGTCGCGTGGCATATATTCTGAAGAACGAAAGGTACATCGGCGACAGCTTTTATCAAAAGACCTACCGAGAAACCACCGTTCCCTTCAACCAACACCCCAATCGTGGACAGGAAGATCGCTTCTACGCAAAGGGTACCCACCCCGGCATCGTCGAAAAGGATGTATTCGATGCCGCACAGATCCTTATTGAAAAGCGCAAGGATGTCTTCGCCAAAGCAACAACACAAAATATCTATCCGCTTACGAGCCGCATTCAGTGTTCTGAGTGTGGCTCTTTCTATAGGCGAAGAATCGTGTCGGGGACTGTGAAGTGGGTGTGCTCCCTTCACAAAGATGACAGCACGGCCTGCGACTCCAACTACTACAGCGAAGAAAGGATCTACGACGGCTTCATCTCCATGGTGAACAAGCTGCGGTTCTCTGAAGATAACATTCTCGGACAGGTCATCAGCCGGCTGGAGATGACACTAGCAGCTATGAAGCGAAACAATCTGGCTGCGCGTGATTTAAGCAAGAGCATCGCTGAGTTGAATGCGAAACTGCTCATGCTTGAACAACTCCGGTCCAAGGGATACCTCGCCCCTGAAGTCTATCAGGCGCAAGCCAACGAGATCAGCGCAGAGCTGGCAAAACTCAAGGACGTCAGACAGGAGAAGTTCAATTCAAAAGCCGCCATCATGCTTGAGGAAGTCAAGAAACTAAAAATGCTCATCTTCGAACTGGAAGAACCCCTCGACGCATTCGATGAGAAGCTCTTTCTGGAAATTGTGAAGTCCATCCAAATCAATAAAGAGGGCGAAATGTCCGTGGAACTCCTTGGCGGGCTTCGATTCAGAGAACGCATATAGGAGGCACTCATGAAAAAGATACGGTACATCCCATACGGATACACGATGCGAAATGGCAGAACGGTCATCTCAACTGAGGAAGCAGAGATCATCCGAGAGATCTTTAAGGCATATCTGGATGGCGCTTCTCTCAAAGCAATTGCGGAAGAACTGACCGGTCGCCAGATCCCATATACACAAAGAACCACCACATGGGATAAAGCCCGTATCGCAAGAATCATTGACAACGCCAAATATATTGGGACTGAAGAATACGACCCCATCATAGATGAAGATATGTATGAAGCGGCAGTCAGCCTGAAAACGGCGCGGCAGCGCAATACCTGCGAAAAGGAAAACGATGCCATCGACCTGCTCCGTGACTTCGTTCGGTGCGACAACTGCGGTCAGCCAATGAAGCGTCGTGTCTGTATGAAGCATCGCATTCGAGAGAGCTGGAACTGCACTAACGATGACTGCGGCATTAGAGTTCGCATCAGCGATACCCAACTCATCGAAACCATTACCGTCCTCATCAATCGGATTATCCTCAATGACCATCTGCTCCAGCCGAAGCCCAAGAAACGGTATGAGCCGGACGCGAAGGTCACCAAGGTAGGAAACGATATCGCTCTGGAGCTGGAGCGTGACGCTCCAAACGAGGATTACATCATCGAAAAGACCATCGAGATGGCAGCGCTGATGTACGAGCAAAGCAATGCCAAGTTGAACCTCACAGTATCGCTCGCAAGGAAACTGGCACATACGATGGTCACGCAGGATGAATTCAATCGAGATTACTTTACCGCCCTCGCCTCATACATCACGCTCGGCGAACAAGGCAGAGTGGTGCTTCATACTAAGACAGAAACGGAGGTCACGCTGGACGATGGAAGTAACGAAAGTCCCTAAGAAAATTGTCACTGTCATAGAGCCGAAACGCTCCATGACGGTAGACAAAGAAAAATACAGACAGAAAAGAGTGGCGGCATACTGCCGAGTCTCGACAGATAGCGAAGAACAGCTCGTCTCCTATGCCAACCAAAAGAAGGTGTACACCGAGATGATCGCCAGTCGTAAAGACTGGTGCTTCGCAGGCCTGTTCGCTGATGAGGGCAAGTCCGGCACAAGAGCCGACAAGCGGCCTGAGTTCAACAAAATGATCAACGATTGTCTGGCCGGAAAGATCGATTACATCATTACTAAATCCGTATCCCGCTTTGCGAGAAATACGGTGGATTGCCTCGACTATGTCCGAATGCTCAAGTCCAAAGGCATCGGCGTCTACTTTGAGGAGCAGCAGATCGATACCCTCAAGACGGATAGCGAACTGTATCTGGTCATCTATGCTGGCTTCGCACAGTCCGAATCCGAGAGCATCAGCAAGAATATCACATGGAGCGTCCGCAAGAAGTTTGAGGAAGGAACTCCAGTGTTTATGTACAAGCGGTTCCTCGGCTATAGAAAGGGCGCTGACGGTGAGCCGGAGATCGTACCGAGCGAAGCGGTCATCGTGGAACGCATCTTCAACCTCTATCTGGCTGGGGAAACCGTGGATAAAATCTCCAAGATGATGCAGGCTGAGAACTATGATGTCCCCGGCAAAACCATCAGCTTTAGCAAGGGCATGATCATGAATATGCTCTCCAACGAGCGATATTGCGGAGATGCAATCCTGCAAAAATCCGTCACAATTGACTGCATCGAAAAGAAGCGGAAAAAGAACACCGGTGAAGCTCCAATGTACTATGTTCAGAATAACCATCCAGCTATCATCGACAGAGTGACCTTCAACAAAGTTCAGGAAGAACTGGCAAGGCGAAAAACGAAAACGCCAGGCTCCGCAAAGAGTTCCATCACATCCACCGGCAAGTATTCCCGCTACGCCCTGACTGACGTCCTCATCTGCGGCAACTGCGGTACCCGCTATCGCCGCGTGACATGGTCAAGAAACGGCGTTAAGCGCATCGTGTGGCGCTGCATCAGCCGTCTGGACTACGGCAAGAAATACTGCAGCGATTCCCCCACCATTATGGAGGACAAGCTACAGGAGGCCATCGTTCGAGCGGTCAACAAGTTTAACGAGCAGGATAACGCCACCTATAAGGCACTCATGAGAGCGACCATCAGCGAAGCCCTCGGCCTTAATGGAGATCCGGAAGAAGTAGATATGTTGGAGAGAAAGGTCGAAGCCCTAAACAATAAGATGCTGGCGCTTGTCAATGAGAGTGTCAGCTCCGGTGCTGGCATCGAGGCCCATGAAAGCGAGTTCATGACACTGTCACAAGAAACAGAACTTCTCAAGCAGCGTATAGCTGCCATTCAAGAAAGTACTGCCAAGGATAACGGCGAACAGAGCCGCCTCGAGCAGATCCAAGCCATCATCTCAGAAAGAGAAAACAAATGCATGGAGTACGATGACTCCATCGTCCGTCAGATGGTAGAATGCATTAAGGTTTATCCTGGCGGCAAGCTGGAAATCATCTTCGGTGGCGGATACCTTGTCGAAGAATCCGTCTAAGTGTAGGAGATTGAGGGATCACCCCTCTTTCTCTTTCTTTATTTTATCGTAGATGTTCTCCTGAATCGCATCGAGAAGGGCGACTTTTTGCTCTGTTGAGCACTCCAACCTTGAGATGTAATTATAAATCAACTGTGCATGGACAGTTGCAACGCGCTTGGCAAGTTCCTCCTGACCTTCCTTTGAGCGCGGCAAATGAATGATTACTTCCACAGAATCCCCCCAATCAGGCATAAGGCCGGATGCATATCGGTAAGGTAGTCAGCGCACAATGAAGTATGGGATAATCGCAGACACGCTGCCTTTAATGTCTTTATTTATTGACAATTATAGATGTATCGTCTATAATAACAAGCACAAAGATGATGTAGAGGTGGTGTGCAGAATGGGACGAAAGAGTGTTGCTGTGCTGCCGCAGACGCAGGCGATTTTGGAACAGCTGGGAGAACAGATCAAACTTGCCAGATTACGGCGGCATCTGTCTGCCGAATTGGTTGCAGAAAGAGCCGGTGTGAGCCGAGCCACAGTGTGGAATGTTGAAAAGGGAAACCCCTCTGTCGCGATTGGGATCTATGCCGCAGTTCTACATGCACTGAACAATATGGATAAAGACCTTCTGCTCGTTGCAAAGGATGACGAGCTGGGGCGTAAACTCCAAGACCTTGAACTTACCACTCGCAAGAGAGCACCACGAAACGGAGGTGATTAACCGTGGCATCAAACCAAAAAGTAATTTATGTCTATGAGAGCTTCAGATCTACAACGCCAAACTTCCTGGGGACGCTCTTCGTTGAGAATGTCCGCGGCCGTGAGAGCTACTCCTTTGAGTATGACGCTGACTGGTTAAAAAGCAGCGCAAACTACATGTATCTCGACCCGGATCTTCAACTGTACGCCGGACGTCAGTATCCCACCGGCGCAAAAAATGTGTTCGGTCTTTTCGCTGACTCTTCCCCCGACCGCTGGGGCCGCCTGCTGATGACGCGCAGAGAAAGAATACTGGCTGAACAGGAAGGCCGAAAGCCTCGAAAGCTCTTAGACAGCGACTTCCTGATGGGCGTCTACGACGAGACGCGGATGGGCGCGATCCGCTTCAAGCTGGACAAAGACGGGCCGTTTCTCTCGGATGATTCGGAAACCCCAACACCTCCCTGGACCAGCCTGCGAACGCTGGAGGAGGCTTCCCGTCAATTTGAAAACGATGAGTCCGGTCTCGAACAGAAATGGATCAATCAGCTCATCAAGCCCGGTTCCTCGCTGGGTGGCGCTCGTCCGAAGGCCACCGTTCTGGACACAAGCGGAAATCTGTGGATCGCCAAGTTTCCGTCCAAGCACGATGATGTTAACGTGGGCGCATGGGAAAAGGTTACCCATGACCTTGCAAGACTTTGCGGCTTGGATGTTCCCGAGTCCATGCTGATCGACTTCTCCAAATACGGAAGCACCTTCCTTGTACGAAGGTTTGACCGGAATGGTGCTGCGCGGATTCATTTCGCATCCGCCATGACAATGCTCGGCAAGACCGATGGGGCATCGGCAGCGGATGGCTCCAGTTATCTTGAGCTGGTGTCCTTTGTCAAGGCCAACGGCGCTGCTCCCAAGAGAGATTTGACAGAGCTATGGAAGCGGATCGTGTTCAATATGGCTGTTTCCAATACGGATGACCACATGAGAAACCACGGCTTTATCCTCAAGGCAGATGGTTGGCACCTCTCTCCCCTGTACGATGTAAACCCCGTCCCGGAGGGTGACGAGCTGTCCCTCTGCGTAAACGAGGACGATGCGACGATCTCCCTCGACCTTGCACTGGAGATTGCACCGTATTGTGAGGTCAGCACCAAAGACGCAACGTCTATGGCGTCGGATATCCTGAAAACCGTCCGAGAAAACTGGAATCGTCTGGCAGCGGAATGCGGATTAAGCCGGAGCGCACAGGAATATATGCGGCCGGCCTTCTCGCTGGCTCTTGAATAACACAGCTTGATTCACCATCAGATCTCCCTTCGAGCAAGGGGGATCTTTTTTTGCCAGTCACAAGCCAAAGAACATTCCGCATGTGCTATTTCTCAAGGACAGGATCGTCTGCAAGGGGTTCTTCGTTTTCCTCTGCAAAGTCATCTTCCGCAGCAACCTTCCCAGAATGCAGCTTCGTCATTCGTAAGGTGTATTTGCATTTTCGGTTATAGGCAACGAGCATAGCTTCGGCGTAGCAAAGAGACCCTGCTCCACGCTCTTTAGCGATGCGAGACAACTGTCGAACAGACATGAAGCCAACCCTCTCCTTAAAGGTTTCATCACGAAGCTGGTCACCAAATGCTACGACCATTCTCGCAACACCAGCTAATACATTTGCCCCCAGAGAGTCGATATCCCCCTCCCATGTACCAACGCAGAGCCGTAAAGTTCGGTCAAGCACATGGTACCCATATTTGGTGTAGATCCGCTCCAGCGTGGCAACAGCACAGATCACGCCATATGCTTTGGTCGGCCCGATAGAAAGAGAATAGGATTCAACGAGCCGCTTAATAACAAGCTGCTGCTCATTTCCTGCTTCGATATTGGCCATGAATATCTCATAAGGCTTCAACGGGCGCACATGCTTCATCTGATTTGCAAAAATGTCTGCTTCGTTCTTGTAATCTAAGCTGTCATAAATCATGCACCAAACAGGAGTCTCCCGCGAACCGGATACAGTAGCAACGATCTCTATGGTGTGCTGACCATTAAAGACATAGTTGACACCATCACGGCGGCTCACCTTTACCGGGTTGATTTGGTTCAGGTCGAAATCCTCGATGGCTTTTTCAACCTGTGCCTGAGACAACGGTCTCTGGTATTCCTGATTAGATACGAGATTTTTGATCGGGATCTGCTCGAAGTGGACATTCGGAACAAATCTGCTGAAGTCTTGCATTAGTCTACCTCCCTGATTTCTGAGAGCATCTCGGACACCTTCTTCTGTAGTGACAACAGCGCCTCCTCAAGTTTGCTTTTTGCACTCGTTGAAGCAGCGTTCATATCCGCATTGTTTCTGGCTCGCTCGATGGAACTGACCCATGACGGAACGGTCAGAGTCAGACCGGCGATTTCGGCGTCCGGGTCGTGCATAGGGGGAATTTTGATAAGAGGTAAAGTTTCCTGCATAGATTCGACTGGCTCCTCATCTGTATCAGCAAATTCTTTTCGTGTGTCACTATAACTGGTGAACGGGTGCTGTAGGTCTTCGGGTCTTGCCCCGATTCGCCGGATTTCTTCTGGCGGCATTTTCGAAAGGGCCACAAGGTTCTCGTGAGATATTTTGAAAGTGCCAGAAAGCACTTTGCCAGGAAGTTCAGGATCTGCCTGTCCAACAACGTCTAACGCCTTACTGAAGATCGCATACTTCTGCACAGATCCAGTAGATACATTGTATTGAGCGCTGAACTTCTGGGCTGTGCGCCGAAAAGTCTCGCCTCGCTCACCCTTGTTTCTCCGCTTATACTGGTTGAACCCATTGATGTTGGGCGGATGCTTACGCACTACTTTCTCAAGTTCATACTGCTTTCCAATGAGATATCGTCTGGTTTCCTCCGTGATATTTCGGCGACCGAGCTGATTGCTGCAGATCCAGACAATCGCTTGCTCCCGGTTCTCAAATGGCATCTTCCGTACAGCATAGGGGATGTGCAGCCGGTTACATATCTCGTAGCGGTTATGGCCATCAATGATAATGTTATTCCATGTGATGATCGGCTCTCTGCAGCCGTCTACTGTAAGATTTACTTCGAGTTGAAGATACTCATCTTTCCGTAAAGGTCGAATGAGTGTCTTGAATTCCGGGTCGATCTCCAACACCGCAAATCCTTTATCCATCGCTGGGAGGTCTCCTCTCATTTTTCTTTAAGGTTTTCATGGAGAAATAGGCTACTCTGTTTGCAACATCCACCTCTCCGCTCATACGATAACTGTATTGGAAGTCGAGAGTACCGATCATATTGACCAAAGCGCACAGGAGTGTATTGCTGTAGAACTCAACAGAATAATGGCGTGATGTTTGAACCAACTTCACTCGGTTGGAGGTGCCACCAGTGAGGGGCCGATCTGAGCCAAGTACAGCAATGAACATTTCTTCTGGATTGACCAGAAATTGAACATATTGCGGATTCCCCATTTTGTTCAGGGTAGACTTATGTATGCGAAAGCGATTCCACTTTAAGTCAATGGTCATGATCGCGCTGTTATCCGTACTACCCATTTACACTCCCCTCCTGCACAGGTGCCTCTGGTTGATATGAGTTATGGGCTGATGTGACATTTTCCACGGATGCCGTGGAGGATACAGTGCTATCCTTGATTCCATAGATTGCGTATCCATCAAAAATGTTGATCTGCAGGGACTTCTGGTGCTCACGATAAGGCAAGCCGAACTGATCCTTCCAACCGGCAGGGAATACAGGTGTACGCGCAGTCTTGGGCTTGCCTCCGTCTTTTGCAATACGCTGATAGATCTCAGAGGCATTCAAGTCGAATACGATCAGATACTCACCATTGGCATGGATGACCTTGCCAAGCAGCTTGTACCTGTAATCAATATTCCAGTCCATCAGCTCAAAGAGCTTTGCAAAGAAGAACTTGCCCGTCACCTGGCGGGGCTTCCTCTTCCCGCCAGATATATTGCACCATGCGAATGCGTCTCGCTCTGACTCAGCGCAAGGGCGTAGCGCAAGAATGTGCGACTCTCGATTGATCAAGAGCTGAGCACAGTCTGCATGGGGAAACTTGTTCAAGCAAGCAGTATTGACATATACTTTGTAATTGTTGAAGGTGATAGACGGCTCGAAAGTATGAGCGAAGAATTCTCTACGAACCACCTGATACCCATCAAAATCGAAGTCGTCACTAAGTTCGATCACATCGCCTGGTGCCGATGCGTCGATTGTCATTGGCGTGTCCGCATCCTCCTTAAAGGTAATGGTAGTTTCATCAGCGATATTGCCGAATTGAGTCTTCTGCAGCATCGGTGAGATGAAAGAAACCTGGTTTTCTACTTCCATTCTGCTCTCCTTTCATTCGTCTCTGACAAGATCCAGCCCATCTCCAATCTGGCGTAGGCTCATGCTGAGATAGCGACAAAGCCGTCTGAGTTGTTCCGCGTTATACTCTGCCATGATCTCATCCTGCTCGGCTTCGGACAAATCAGAAAAGCATCGGTTGACATGTATACCATCACGAACCACACGGTAGTACACTCCATCAAGATTCCGAAAGATTGGGATATCGTTTTTTTCAGGCATTAAAATCCACCTCGTCCTTCTGCTTTATGGGGGCTAATTGCTCGGCTATGAATCGCTGCATTTCATCAAACTTGGTGACTCGAAGCTTCTCTCCGGTTTCAAAGAGTTGGCCTTCCAGCCAAAGCTTCCATGCATCTTCACTTTGTAATTCCGGTGAAGATGAGGTAAGTCTGTGAGAATAAAAGTCACTGCCAAACCTGTCTGCCAGTTTCTTAGGAACTGCCCGAACACGCTTTCCTGATACGGAAAGCGGAGAAAGCTCACCATCGCCGCTGATGGGAGAATCAGTCCCCGTCATGAGATAGGACTGGATAAAAATCTCGGGTTCACTCAAATCAAATATGAACACCGAATCCCCTTCGTTTTGGAGGAGTCTACCATAGGCCCTGAACTTAAAATCGGTTTCCCAATCGAGCAGTTCGAATAGGGTTCCACCAAATGCGGTACACGGTATCTCTTTGGCATAGTATTTTCCATCGTCAGGTCTTGACCACTGTACACACTGGCGAGAATCCTTAGAGGCGCGACGAACAGCGAGCTTCCGCAATCCCGGATGGATCAGCAGCTCAACTTTGTTGTCCTTCCCGAACTGCCTGACGCAATCTGTGCTGAACTTGATTTGTTTGCTCTGAAATAAGACATACGGTCTTTTGTTCGCATCAAAGAGAGATGAATTCGTAACTTCAAAGCCGCGCAAATCAAAATCTCCAGCTGCCACCTCGAATGTAGCGTCGCCCTCTGCGGGCTGGCCGTAATATGTATCGTCCGTGTAGACACTCATGGAAGCCTGTAAATAATCGGCTGCCTTGAAACCTGCCCACTTGGGGCTAATCGTGACAAATCCTTTTAGAACGCCAGATTCAATCACCCGAAGCTCCGGCAGAATAGACTTTCCTCCGTATTTAGCATTATTGATCATGTGCTGAACGGCTATATAATCGTCCCTTGAAACGATTGCCTCATGTTCTCCTTTATATAAACTTTGCTGCCGTTCTCCTCTGTTTTTCTTGGACTTATGACTGATCACATCAGGCGTGAATGTCTTTCTTGTGAGAACATCACCACAATGCCGCTCATTTCTCAAGACCTGAATAACGGTGCCGGAAGTCCACTTTGAATTACCAAGGAATGTCCTCTTACCAAGCGCCTCAAGGGTTTTTGCGATATGCGATGAAGAATATCCGGACAGATACATGTAGAATATGAGTTTGACGGTCGGAGCCTCGTCCGGATTGATCACCAGCTTGCCGTCAGTATCATGAGAATAGCCCAACAGCTTGGGTGTCAGAGGAAGTCCTCCGTTCAACCGCTGAGCAAGCGAAACTTCCATACTGCGGCTTCGAATGCGGGACTCGTTTTCCGCAATGGAAGCCAAAAAAGACAGCGGCATGTTTGTATCCTCGTTCAGTGAGAAAATGCATTCACTCTCGAAGAAAACGCCCACTGGATTGCGGAGCTCCGCAAGATTACGCACCATAGTAATACAGTCAACGGTATTTCTGGCGAGACGCGAGACTGATTTGGTGATGATCAAGTCGATTTTTCCGGCTCTGCTGTCAGCGAGCATTTGGTTTAGCTCAACGCGGTGCTTTGTCGAAGTGCCTGAGATTCCTTTGTCGGCATAGATCTTTACAAGCTTCCAATTAGGATGCTTCAAGACAAACTCCTCATAATAGTTCTTCTGGAGCTCATAAGAAGTCTCCTGACCCAGATTATCAGTTGAAACTCGGACGTAGACCGCAACACGCTGATGAATATCAGCATCGTAGAAATCGACCTGCTTCTTTGCCGGATAGATGACATCTGGCTCTCTCCGATTCGAGTATCGCTTATGTACTTTCTCGCGTTCTGCTTGGTCGGCTGCTTTCTTTGCTGATTTACTCATGGAGAGCACCTCTCATATCCAGCTCGTCATCAGGCAAGATTTTCCAGTCTGGTGTTGGGAAGAAACAGGGTTCCCGAAGGTCATCACGATAATATGAGGCCAAAGTGTATAGATCTTCTGATATGAAGTAGATGCCAACAGGAGGCTTGCGAGCAGCGAGCATTCTTGCGCAAATCGTCATTTCTTGGGCATCTCTGGACACATTGCTGACCTTCTGTGTGATTATGAGATCGACTTTCCCAGCATCGCAGTCAGACAGAAGTTCAGACCATGCTGTAGAGTTCTCCATATACGGAGCGGTCGATCCATTGTCAATATAGAAACCTACAAACTCCCACATAGGATACTGAGCCAGCGTAGCACGAAAAACCTCTTTGTTGCGTTCGAGATATTCCTCGTCTCTATATTTCGTCTGGTTGAAAAAGCGGATGTACACTGCAACCTTGAACGGGATCTTGGGGTTAGGTACTTCATGGCGAATAGTTTTCAACCACTGCCTGTGTTGTGCCACAAGGGGTGATACCATGTTTTCTCCCAGGCACAGGTCAAAGGAGGGATACTCAGTCTCTTCGAGTCCTTGTTCAGTACCTAAAGGCAGCAGCTTCGTGTTTTCCATGTTTTCCTCCGGCATTTGGGCAAGCCCTTTTGGGTGAATTATAGGGAAAATGCTTAAAAATAAGAAGATACCATAGGTCAGCATCTTGACCTATGGTATGGAAATGACAAAAAAATTATCGGATTGGTCACCCAATTCGATAATTAATCATTATTCTGCTTCTTATGCATGGAGGCTTTGACCTCTCGGACAATCTTTAAGATGGTTTCCATCTCACTGGCCGAGCAGTCTTCAAGGAGCTCCGCAAACTCACCTTGATAGATTGCTTTGACCTCCGGTACATCTGGGCGGAGCAAATAGTCTGCAGATACCTGAAGGGCTTCCGCCACTTTGACGAAAGTCTCAAGTTGCATCCCCGTTTTTCCTCGTTCGATGTTGCTAATCAGCGGCAGTGAAACAGAAGCTTCGACTGCCAAATCCGCTTGGCTCATGCCTCTGCTGATTCGAACAGCTTTGATGCGTGAGCCGACCAGCTTCAGATCTTGTTGTTCATACATGACCAGCTCACCTCCCCTTCGCCAGATATAAGCTAACGACTATAATTTAAGTTAGTATATAATATGCGAAGGTCAAGTTTATATAATCGTACCGCTATAAAATAGTGGTTCAAATATAATTGAGTTGCCAAAATTTTTAAGGAGGTTTCTCTATGCAACTCAATTACTATGTCCTTGGTCAAAGAATCCAGAAAATCAGGAAGAACAAGCGTATCTCTCAAGCGGTGCTGTCCACCATGATCGACAAGTCCGCTGGATACATCAGCTATCTCGAGTGCGGTACAAAGGTTATGAGTCTCGAAACTTTTGTTGGCATCGCCAATGCGCTGGAGGTGTCGACTGATACGCTCCTGAACAGGCAGCTCACGGGTGCGACTGAGATGTCTAATGCCGAAGCGCAGAAAATCTTCGCCAACTGCACCCCGTATGAAACCTATGTCCTGTTGGATGTGCTGAAAACAACCAAGAACGCTCTACGCTCGCACCACCATCTCCTCAAGGATGAGTGGTAATCATTTTATCAACTGAATATCAAATAGCAACAGACCACAGGTTAAGAGATTAACCTGTGGTCTGTTGCGTGCAAAAAACGATTATGTTTTCGCCCAAAATGATTATGATTTGGGCTTTTGCGAGATTTTCCATTCTATTGATGCTATAATCCGGTCAAGCCAGAAAGGATGAGGATGAATGATCTATTACACCGGCGATATTCACGGCAGTGCGAAAGGAATCGTCGCTTTTGCCCAACACTATGAGCCCACAGAATCGGACATAATCGTCATCCTTGGTGATGTCGGAGCGAACTATTACGGCAACAGGCGGGATCGGTATTGCAAAGATGCGCTTGCCAAAATAAAGCCCACCGTCTTCTGTATTCACGGAAACCATGAACGGCGTCCAGACACTCTCGCAGGCTATAAGCAGAAAGAATGGAATGGTGGCCTTGTGTGGTACGAGGATGAGTATCCGAACTTACTCTTCGCCAGGGACGGAGACATCTTCACTATGGAAGGAACCCGGCATCTGGTCATCGGCGGCGCTTATAGCGTGGACAAATACTACCGACTGGAAAACGATCTGCTGTGGTTTGCTGATGAGCAGCCCTCGGCAGAAATCAAGACATATGTGGAAGATCAAATCACGAAAAACAGAATTGACATTGTTCTCTCTCATACCTGCCCCTATAAGTACAAACCGCGGGATGCGTTTTTACCCATGATCGATCAGAGCACGGTTGATGACAGCACAGAGCGATGGCTTGATGGGATAGAAGAAAAAGTGGATTATAAGGCATGGCTTTGCGGACACTGGCACATAGAGAAGCAAATTGACAAGCTTCGCTTCCTGTTCCACGATGTTGTGTCACTGGAAATGATAAAGCGAGGTTTCAAATGAGTCGTTTCAAGAGCAATCTCTACACTGTTGAGCGCCGAGTATGGAGAAACCACAAGCTGTGCTGGATTCAGAACGATGACTTCACTCTCTTTTCAGGGCATCACAAAACGAAAATCAAAGAGGAAGATCTCCCGGAATGGTATGTCTTTGGCAGATACTATAAGCTGTGGGGCTTCCTCTCCACAAAAGGTATTACCGACTTGCAGTACATCCCGAACCTGTGGATCAATCACTTCCTAAAAGATGACTGTCTTCTGATCTCCTATGGCGGTAAAATTGAGGAGCATCCAGACAGCACTGATTTTGAAAGGTACAGCGGCGTTGATGAGCGAGTATGGGGCAACGAGATCCTCCATGTGTTGAAAGGTGCCAGGATATTCTCGGAATATGATATTGCCCCTATCATAGAGCAGATCCGTGAGAAGCAGCGCATTCTCATTGAGAACTACCCGGACGAGTTCGGACCCCACAAGTGGAGTTTTGACCTTGATAAATGGATGGCAGAAGAGTACCACTCAGGCCGCCCAACCTATTACAGCAAAGCCATCACAGAAAAGAGAGAAGCAGAGCTGCGAGAACTATATGACAAAAGAGGACAGACAAATGGATGAATGCCAACACGCAATGGAGGAACTCCGAAATATAGTCGAGGGGATCAGCAAGCTGCGAGACACAGCATACGCGCACTACTCTTTATTGGTCGAGCAGGTGCTGAAGGATCAAATCACCGACGAGCAGCAGTTAGAACAAATCATGGATGGCCTCTGCGATTTCTGCGATGAGATCCGCTTCATCGATCTTTATCGAAGCCTTTGCCGACACATCTATTACCAATATCCGCAGCTCGTGGGAGAGCATGTGGCTCTTTTCCGTGCGCTGTTTGAGGGGCCCGATGAGAAATGATTTGAGAGAAGATGTATGGAGGTAACCTTCAGTGAAGGTGGCAGATACAAGTTTGCCTGCTACCGCCTCACATATGAAGAAAGCAAGTCTCCAGATAGGATTGCAAAGATCAAAGCCGATTTTGCCTCAAAGGGGAAAGATGGGTATTCCATTGCAATCACTTATGACGCATCTCCCACCCCACCAACGTGGGACACATTCGCCAATTCCTTATTATGTCTGGACGGAAGACTTGAGATGTGGAAGCTAATGCAAGAGAGTTGGCCACATCACAAAGCGGTCGAAGCGCAGAAAGGAGTGAGTAAGATGAGCACATCATATTTCATTTTTACGGAGGTTCTGGCAAATGATCAGTGGCATTGTATCAACCCCCAAGTGATGAAGTTGCTGCCTATCGAACATCTCATTCTTGTTCCAACGCTTCGCTCGGACAGCAGGTATCAGTTTGAAAAAGCATACCGACAGCTTGAGTGCGATGGACACCCGTTCACAGTAGACGAAATGTCAAGAAATCTACAGGCATCGGTGAACGACTGGCTTACCCCAGAGGACAGTGTCCGAATTGCCGTTTGCTACGATGACATCTTGAAGCTACTGAACACTTCCGGCAAAGAACATTCTGCATTTGCTCTTCGATCTGAAGTAGCTGCCTTTCAGAATGATGAATCCGATAATATTTTGGACTTCGTCTCAGTAGACGAATATCGGAAGATGGAGGATGAACTCAAGAAGGCTTATCAATATTTCGAATGGAATGACCGCTCCGGTGCGTATCGCTATTATGAGGAGATCCAAAAGAAGGTCGCCGCACAGGTCAAGGATTGGAAAGCGATAAACCCTCGGGCAGAAATCACCTCTGTCCGAATAATGCTTTTTTCAACCTAAAGGAAAACACACAGGAGGGTTTCAGATGCAATCGAATAAAGAATCGAACCAAAAGCTGATTGAGCGATTTCCGTTTCTAATACCTCGTAACCGCTGGACGGGAAAAGTTCCAGAGGATTACGACTATTCCTATACGGAACTGGATTCCATGCCTGACGGCTGGCGTAAGGCTTTTGGGGAGCAAATGTGTGAAGATATCCGTGATGAATTGGTACATGCCGAGTATCTCGACCAATACCGCATTACCCAGATCAAGGAGAAATATGGAACGCTCTGTTGGTATGACTTTGGCTGTACAGAGCGGATGCTTCGTGACATCATCCCCAAATATGAGCGCCTATCTGCGAGAACTTGCATCAGATGTGGGAACCCTGCAACAAAGGCTTCTACTGGCTGGATCAGTCCCTACTGTGACACTTGTGCTGGCAAAATCAGTCATGCCGAGAGATTTATTCCTATTGAGGAATGGCTCAGTGGAAGCGGAGATGAGGTTGCATCAGAAAGGATTGTGAATGAAAAAGATACCCACTCTCTTTGAACGAGAATTTGAAAACCATCGAATTGTCAGAATACTGTCAAATATCAGCCCTGACCTTGCTTGGGTCATGGCTGGCGACGGCGTAGCTACCATCAAATGGGACGGTGCCTGCTGTGCGGTCATCAATGGTGTTTTCTACAAAAGATACGATGCAAAACATGGAAAGCCCATTCCATCTAACGCAATCAAGTGTCAGGAGAACGCAGACCCTGTCACTGGCCACCTACCTTGTTGGGTACCTTGTGACCGAACTGCAACCGGCGACAAATGGTTCTGGGATGCGTATGACAGAATGGGAATCGTACCGGATGGAACATATGAGGCCATCGGCCCACATTTCAGAGCAAACCCATACAACCTCGATGCCGATGTACTCAAGCCCCATGGGAAAGACATTGTTGAACTGGATCGGAGCTTTGAAGGCATCCGCACTTATCTGGAAACCCATGTGATTGAGGGAATCGTCTTCTGGAAAGATGGACACCCTCGGTGCAAGATCAAACGCAAGGATTTCGGGTTCCCGTGGGGAAGATGATTACTTAAATTGGAAGACTCCATTAGAGGTACGGCAAAGCACTTGGCGATAGGAGGCGCACCACATGAGTAAATGGCTCGGCTACACAGTAGAGCTATTCTTCAATGGTCAATGGTTCAACATCGATCAGTGGCATCGACACGCAAATGGAGAACTCAGACACCGCTATCTGTATACTGCGCCCGAACGAGATATCTTCTCCAGCGCACATGATGAGCTGGCTCTTAGTAAAGAGAGAATCTGCTTTTCTGACCTGGCAGCAGAAACTCAGGATATCATCTGCGCAGAAAATCCAGCATTTGAACGCAGTACATTCGACTCATGGGATTTTTTCATTTGGGGCAACCTCTCTGACTTGGAGATGCTACTTCAAAAGCCTGTTGAGAATGAAAACGATGGATACATTTCAAAGGATTTACTCAAAGGGCTGCTTGTCAGGATTCAAGACCAAATCCAGATTTTTCGACAGACCATCCCGTACTTCGTGACTGATAGGTCATCGGAAATGCCAATCAGGATCATTATCTGTGAATTGTGATTTTTTGATAGCTATTCGCTCTGAAATATGGTAATTGTTCGTGTTACAGAAAAGGAGGTGGAACACCATGATTTATGTAATGTCCGATATTCATGGACAAAAACGACGCTTTGATTCCGTCATGAAGCAAATCAACCTACAGCCCGAGGACACCCTCTATGTCCTTGGAGATGTGATAGACAGAAACCCGGATGGCATCAAAATCCTTCGTCAGATCATGGCGATGTCAAATGCCAAAATGCTTCTGGGTAACCACGAATTAATGATGATGAATGCTCTCTACTACCCACCCCCAGAGGATGAGGAGTGGCCTGAATACTACTATGAGCGTAAGCAGTCTCTGTGGTATAGAAATGGAGGCGAGATAACACATAATTATCTGAAGCACATAAAGAAAACCGTTCGTCAGGAGATATTCGAGTATTTGGAGAAGCTGCCTGTAAACATGGAAATCACGGTGAATGGCAGGCAATTCATTCTGACCCACGCAGCGCCTGCCGAGCTGTATGAGACCTATGGTCGTAAATATGAGTGTGAGCGAGACTTTGCCGTCTGGATGCGATTTGACAGTTTCCCTGTTCTGGAGGACTGTACAGTCATCTTCGGACACACGCCAACTATCCGTTTCCAGTATGATAACCCAATGGCAATATGGGATACAAAGAGCTGGATCGGAATCGACTGCGGCTGTATGCTCCCTGAAAAGGGTGACCCTTGGTCAGGAGCACTTGGAAGACTGTCGTGTCTCCGATTGGATGATATGCAGGTCTTTTACTCCGAGGAACCACAATACGACAATCTTAAAGAATCGGAGGAACAGCATGATGGATGATGGCAAAGTAACGATTACCATTGAAATCGATGCAGAACTGCTGGCACAGGTAACCGAGGTGCTAAAGCCTTATGGCCTCACGCCGGAAGAAGCCGCGGTGCAGTTCTTCGAATACTGTGCCGACCCAAAGACACAGGATCATGCGATTACACTTCTCAAAAGGTGGAAAGAGGAACAGGAAGCGCAAGAGAGGAATAGCACCAATGCTAAGTAAAGAAGGGTTCTGCAAAGCACTCCAGAAGATAAAGGAGCAAGAGTCCATCGACGAACAGTTCAGCAAAGCACTCGACCTGGTTGGCAATGGCCACTTTGTATTCGGTGCCGAAAACAAGTATCTTCTGGCTCTTAGAGATGTTTTGAAAGAAGCGGTCAATGACCAATACGACTACATTGATTGGTGGCTGTATGAAGCGACCGATGACTATACGGTATGGGAAGCAGATTGTACCATGAAGTATTGTCTGAAAGAGCCTGAAGCGCTGTATGATTTTATAACCGGTACGCTAAAGCCTGTCCCTGTATCTTCCGGAGAAAGCACATCACAGCAGGAATAAGGGGATGCCAAAATGAAAAGACTGCCGCCACTATCCGAAATGGAACGCATCGAGCAAACACAGCTCGTCGAAAAACTGGATGAAATCCTGGAGCGTATTGACAACGAGGACATCGGCTTCGTAATAACAGAAAACGGTCTACCAGATATGGTCCTTATACCATTCCGCTGGTTTGCCGAGAACTTTCCGGATGAAGTGCCTGACGGCCTAAGAAGCGCCGATTAGAAGTCCTGATAGATTCCACCACTGAGGAGCCGAGAAAAGATGGATGAGAAGTTTAACAGAATACCCGTCAGCGTCATCCATCTTGACAAGGATGGCACAGTCATAGATGTGGAAGATTACAACCTCGATAAAGTCGAACCTGACTTGTGGGCACTCAAAGGGTTGGCTGCATCACTGCTCCCTGTCATTCGAGAGTTCTATACGCACGAAGAAAATGTTCAAGCATTTGAGGCGTGGCTGAAAGAGCGGGAAAATAATCCTCAAAAACACAGCAAGCGGAAATAAGCGCAAAGACGGAAAACGGAGATGAGAGGCTGTATCTATTTTGGTCACTCTTAAAAATACCCAATTCTCCGCTATCATGGGAAATTGAAAGCAAAAAAATATGGCTGAAACAGCCCAAAGCCGCTTCAGCTCTCGATTTTTCCTATTTTCAGCGTGTATCTAAATTGGTCACGCATGACATGGCGAGTGTTCTTACAGCATTTGAAAAGCTGTAAGAACACTCGCTTTTTATACAGCGAGTTCACAGGGGGCGTAGTTGACGACTACGCCTTTTCTTGTATTTACGGACACTTCCGGGATCGGCAGGGGCAGCACCGTTGGAATCTCGATCGTTCCGACGCAGTTATAGTGGATGCGAAGCCGCTGCTCCCATACGCCGTCGATCTTCTCCGCATTGAACACTTCGATCTTCTCAATCAGTTCGTTCAGCATCCGGGGCGTCAGTTTTCTCGCTCTGGTGTACTTACGGACAAGACCGATAAACATATCTGTCGTCATGGAACGGCTGCTCTGCTTCTCTATTTCGGAGCGGAGCTTTTTTATTTTCTCCGCCAGCTCCTTTTGCTCGTCCTCATACCGCCGGGACATTTTTGCGAAGCGGTCATCGGAGAGCTTGCCGGAAACATTATCCTCATAGATGCGCTCAAAAAGGCCGTCCAATTCTTCATCACGGGCAAGGAGCGTTCTTAGCTCTTTTTCCTTCAGCTTGCGGTCTGTCTGTTCCGCCTGCTGGGAATGACCGATCACAGCTTTTACAAATTCGTCCTCATAGAGGCTGGCGAATTTCGTTAAGCGCCGTATCTCTCCCAGCACTACTTCCTCCAGGAAGTCTACGCGGACATAATGGGTAGAGGTGCAGGTGCCGCGATTGCCCTTGTAGTTGGAGCAGTTGAAATACTTGATCTCCGGATTGCCCTGATTGAAGTGAAAGTGAAGGTTGCTGCCGCAATCGGCGCAGACCAACAGTCCGGAAAACATATTGTGTTCTCCATTGTTGGTGCGACGCTTACGGATTTTGCCCCGCTTCTGCTGCACCTGCTCATACATAGCACGCTCGATGATCGCCTCATGGACGTCCTGGAACACCACCCAATTCTCACGGTCATTGTCGATTCGCTTCTTATTCTTGTAGGATTTGGAATAAGTTTTGAAATTGAGAATGTCACCACAGTATTCCTGCAGGGAGAGAATTTTGGTTATTGTGGAGCTGTTCCACTTGGTAGGAGGCTGCTGTTTGCCCTTGCCGGGGCGTTTGATGCCCTTCGTGAGCCAGTAGGCCCGCGGGGTCAGGACATCGTCCTTTTCAAGCTGGGCGGCAATCTGCTCTGTTCCGAACCCCTCCAAAGTCATGCTGTAAACGCGGCGCACAACCTGGGCTGCCTCGTCATCCACGATCCAATGCTTCGGATCATTCGGGTCCTTGATGTAACCATAGGGAGGCTGGCCCATCGGCTCACCGGCATTGCCCTTGATCTTATTGCTGATGCGCCGCTTTTTGCTGATATCGCGGGCATACCACTCGTTGAACAGGTTGCGGATCGGGGCAAGCTCATTTTCGCCCTCTGCCGTGTCGATGTTATCCGAAACGGCCACCAAGCGGATATCATGGTTCGGGAAAAATTCTTCCGTCAGCCGTCCGACCTCAATGTAGTTTCGCCCCAGGCGGGAAAGGTCTTTGACAAAGACGGCGGCGGCTTTTCCCTGTTCCAACTGGCAGATCATTTCTACAAAACCAGGGCGATCCATCGTCACGCCGGAAATGCCGTCATCCAGAAAATGAACCAGATTTGTGTAACCCTTTTCCTTTGCGACTTTGGCAAGCAGTTTCTTTTGATTGCCGATGCTGTAGCTTTCGCCTTCAAGATTATCGTCACGGGAAAGCCTTTCATAGAGAAAGGCGGTCACGTCACGGGATTTTTTGTTATTCGACTGTTTCATAAGTCCTCCTTCCGTCAAGGCAGTCGAATAGCAAATATACTTGTACGAACACATTATACCGCCATTTGCTGCCTCTGTCAGCCGGGTTTGAAAGCTATTTACAGCTTTTCACTCTCGGACTTCATCAGGCGAAGGAGAACGCTACCCAGGGTATCCGGGCTTTCTTCTTTGAAAACCGGCTCAACAACGAACGACCGATTGCCAATGTGATAGGTCGTTTTTGCATCCAGAGGATTTTTCTCTGGTCTGCTGGTCTTGCCGGGATTTGTAGCTTTATCTTGCATGATAAAATCCCCTTTCATAAAGCATAAAGATAGCAATGAAAGAGGCAAAACGGACGGCTGCTGGCACAGCTCCACGGGAGTCTAACCCCGGCCCATGCTGATGGGTGCGGCGCACAATGCTTTGTGGGCGTTCAATGCGCGAGTATCTTTGACCCTGCCCGTGTGTCATCGCCCGCAAGCTGCCACGCTTGCTTTGCGGTCTGGTGTTTCTCGCTCTCTCCGCATGGAGGTCATGGCGCACCGACCGTATGGCTCGGCACAAACAGGAATGTATCCGTTTGCCTTATACTGCGGCGCTGGCCTCCCAACGGGCTTTCTTTGTCAAGGTGCGGAACACACCATGCGGAAAGGGGAACGCACGGCGGTCATCTGAATCAGGTCAGGTCAAAATCCAGAATCGCAATAATCAGCTTCGTTTCCAGTCTGCGGCGCAGATCATCGTCCACCTGAGAATGAGGACAGCCCTGAGGATCATAGCTTGTCCTTGTGGAAAGCGCCGCTATGTAGCCGGAGTAGTGGCCGATCACACGGTTTACCGCGTCAGGGTCGCCCTGGACAGCGGCGGTAATGACCGGATAAGGAAGAAGATTATTCCGGGAAGCTGCGGTGTCACGCATCCGTATCACCTCCCATCAGCTCTTTCAGCAGCCGATAGGATTTCAGCCTGCGGTTGTTGATCGTCCTGCGGGCCAGGTTCATACGCTCCGCGATCTCACGGTCCGCCATTTCCAGGAACCAGTACATCAGAAGGATATCCCGGTTGTCCTGAGGCAAGGCGTTCAGCGCATCGGCCAGCAGATCGTTTTCGATCAGGATCACATCACTGCCAAGAATGAAGGTGTTGTACTCCCAGGGATAACGGTCATAGGCCGCAAGCTGCTTCATTGCGTCCTCCGGCAGTTCGCTGAAAGGGATGCTGTGCTTCTTCCTGCGGCTGATCTCTCGATAGCCATTGCAGGCCTCGCACTTCAAGACCTTTTTGCAAAAGCTGTCAAAGGCGTGCTGCTTGTGTTCGGCGTGGCGATCAGGTTTCATGTTCTCACCTCCCTTCGTGCCGGGAGGCAGTTCTTTTCTTCCCCTTTCGCCCACTACTCGTTCTGCGGAAGGCTGTTTTGGCCAGCTCTGCCGGGAAAAATCAAAATTATTTTTTCTGTCGCTCATTTGTGCGCTCCTTTCGTCCTGATCGGGTGGGTGGCCGGATCAGGCAAAGGGCGGAGCGCGGGGACAGTAGAAACATCCCCGATAACGACAAAAAGCGCCTGTCTGCAAAACGCAGACAGGCGCAGAAGAATTATAAAATCTATTTACATGATTTCTGTGTTCATACTCATAGCCGGAATAGTCCGATGGAGGGGCTACGCTTTTTTTAACTGGTGCAGATCATGGACGTTGCGAAAAAGCAAAAAGGACACGGCAATACCTCCCAGATACCGCCGTGTCCTTAAAAAAGGGCGACTTTAACACACCCCCCGTATTCTTATTTTTCGAAAAGAAAACGGCGGCTTTGATTTCGTATTAAAGCCGCCGTTTTTTATTTCGCGCAAATCTGCTGTTAGCGGCTCTGTGCGAATGATTTATAAAACTTGATGCTTTGCAAATACACGGCGAGAGATACCTGCACCAACTCCCAAAAAGAGCAGTGCTGCCGGGATTGCCCATATCGCATACAGCATCCCGTTACTCATTTGTTCCACCGACAGGAGCGAAATGGCTAGTACATGATAGATCGGAAGAAGTCCAACCAATCGGAACAATGGATTTACTTCGGTGATCGGCAGCAAAACGGGAAAAAGAAAAATTGCCATCGCCGCAACCAAAGCTACAATCTGATTTTTACTGATTGCAGATAGGAACAGTGTAATTCCCGTAACGCTAAGCGTACAGGTAAATGCCAGCAGAATTTGATATTTGAGCAGCGTACCGCAGGTGATATTAAAAGGGATAAACGCTTCCACATAGTCACTGGGGGCAAATAGAATACTGCAATCCAACCCTTCTGTTCCATAAAAAACAAAAGCAAGAAGCAGGTTAAATGCTGCAATCAGCGTGGTAGTGAGAATGGCGGTGATAATACCTGCAACCACCTTTGCAGTAGCGCATTTGGTTTTACCGTACTTGCTTGTCAATATGATATTATCAACACCTTCATACTCGCCGGAGAAAATCGGAGCAAGCATGATGATAACCGCAAGAGCAAGCGCGACAAAAACCCGCACCATGT